ATTTGTATTTAAACGTTTTTGATGACCTAAAGAAAACTACCAAAAAAATAGTGAAAAAATAAAAAATAATTAGCCCAATCTAAGTAGACAATTTTTGTAAACTTTAATAAAATGCGAAATTTTTATTAAAAAAATGAAAATAAAATTAAAGATTCTCAAAAAAATGTCGATATTATATAAAGAGATAATAAATTGTTTATTATCAAAAATAAAATAGAGGTGTACAATGAGTATGAGAATTAATCACAATGTGTTAGCTATGACTGCACAAAGACATATTAGTCGGGCACAAAATTCACTAGATTCTGCAGTTGGCAGATTATCAAGTGGTTTAAGAATTAATAATGCAAGTGAGGATTCGGCTGGTCTCGCGATTTCTGAAAAATTGCGTGCGCAAATAGGTGGAATGAATGAGGCTGAAAGAAATGCTAACTATAACATAAATATGTTATCTACTGCAGAGGGTTCGCTACAAGTTATTGATGAAAAACTTATTAGAATGCGAGCCTTAGCAATCCAATCTTCTAATGGTGCGCTGGAAAATAAAGATAGAGAATATATTAATGTTGAATTTCAACAATTAAAATCAGAGATTACTAGAATTGCAAAGGTAACAAATTATAATAATGTTAAGTTATTAAACGGAGATCTTTCAACAAATGCAGTAGGTTCAACTTCAGGTAACATGACTAGTGTTAATGATAACTCAAGTAATATTAAATTTCATATCGGTGCTAATGTAACACAAGGTGAAGATTATTATTTTGTGAACGTTGCCTCTGCAACAGCAGCTTCATTGGGTTTATCCTCATCATCTGTAACTAACACATCAAATTCACAAACTGCAATTGATTTATTAGATGCTGCGATTGAGTCCAAAGATACTACAAGAGCATTTATCGGTTCAATGGTTAATAGGTTACAAAGTAATATTTTAGAACTTCAAATATCTAAAGAAAATGCACAGACCAGTGAATCAGCTATAAGGGATGCTTCAATTGCTGAGGAAATGAGTAATTTCACACGTGCAAATATCCTATTTAATGCTGGAATTAGTATGTTAGGTCAGGCGAACTCCTTACCAAATGCTATCGCTAGTTTACTAGGGTAATTTTATAAAACAAATACAAAAAATATGAACAAAGATAAATTTTCATTTATGCACAGATAGTCTTCATTTATCCGATTATCTGTGCATTACTAATAAACAAAAGGTGATAACATGAAATTAACAAATCCCTACCAACAATATTTGAATAATAAAGCAAATACCAATAAAGCAGAGTTAATGATTATTGTTTATGATTTTGCAATAACTAATTTAAAAAAAGCACAGACTTATATAGGAACTAATGAATACCAAAAGAAAGGTAATGCAATTGATAATTCATTTAAAGCAGTGTCAGAACTAATATTCAGCTTAGATAAGAGTACAGATAATAACACAGTATTGAACATTAGTAATAATTTGGAAAAAATATATAATTTCATTTTACGTTCAATATCAAGTGCGAATATAAATAATGATAAAGAAATATTAAACTCACCAATTCATATATTAACTGATATTAAAGATACTTGGTTAAAAGTAATAGATATAAACCGAAATGAGAGTATTTTATGAAAATAGCAAATAATTATATACCTACATATATACAAAATTATAAGTTTTCTAAAATAAATAAAATAAAAGATGAACCTAATAAGTCAGATGTTCTGGAAATTAGCGATTCTGCAATAAATAAAAATAAAAAATTTGGAAAAATATTAAATCAAATAGACGAAAAATTTTATCAGTCAGAGGATATTATCAATAAAGTATTAGATGAAATTTTAAAAACTATTATATAAAGAGGTATAAAATGGATGTGTTAGGATTATTAAAAATAGATGGATTACATAAACAATTATATGTACAATCAGCAACAGATCAACTAATAGATGAAACAGATTTAAATTTGGTTGAATTAACAGGTTTTCAATTATTACTAAAAAATAAAATAAATCATGCAATATTTTCTGAAATACCAAGAAAATCTACTGTAAGTGGAACTACTTTAACATTAAATAAACCCTTGGTTGGTTTTCAGCCATATAATTTAATTGGAAATTATGTATTATTAATTAAAACTGATTATTCTACTGAAATTGTTAAAATAATGGCTACAAATGACACATTTGATGTATTAACTTTAGAAAATGCTCCTACCGGTGATGCAAATCCATTAGCAATTTTTACAGAATTAAATAGAGTCCCTGTTGAACAATTAAGTAATTTAAGTGTAAAACCAATTGTTTATTCAACTAATAAATTTGGAATAAGAAATTATTACGAATTATAAAATAATCTAAGCTACTAGTATTATAAAAGTACTAGTAGCTTTATTAATAGGAGCTTATAGTTGCAACATATATTAAATTTTAGTTATAAAAAGAAAAATATAAATGTTAAATATTTTTTATTCAACACAGACCTATCATTTCATATAGGTAAACCTTATAACTTAACATCGAATGCTTTTGTATATGATAAAAATAAAGATGACAAAAATAGGTCTAATTTGAAACATATAATAAAAATCATCATATCTGCTTATGATGAAATTAAACGAACCAATGGTTTTAAATTAGGTGAAATTATAAAAAAATATAAAATTGATGAAATGGCAGATATTAATGAATTAACCGATGAAATTTCCAATTTATTAAAGGCTAAATATGATTTATGAAATTAATTATATACCAACAAAAGCTAATTCATATTTTATTGAACCTGACCGAATTGTTGATCTTAAGTTTACTACTTCTATAAACACCCCTTTCATAGATTTTTCACTGACTTTAATTGATAATACAGCATCTGAAATATTTGATTTTATTAAAGGTGATAAAGTTAATATTAAGATAAAAGGATTTAAAACTAATGGCGAACAAACCAATTATAATACTTTAGTTGAGTTGGTAGAACTAGATTTATTTGTTTATAAAATTAGTAGATATTCCTCTGCTCTAAATGAACAAGATAAATTTATTTTACATTTAATAAGTGAACCGATATTTAACGCATATACTAAATATAATAGCAAAACGTATGAAAATAAATCTGCGACTGATATAATAAAAGATCAATTAAATATGATTAATTTAGAAACTAATGATTTTGATGAACCTACTACTAAATTTGAAATATTAACATTTCCATTATGGACTACTTTTCATAACTTAACCTACATAACAGATCGAATGACTGATGGAAAATCGGGTTATTTGTTTTGGCAAGATATTGAAACTTTAAATTTAAACATTAAATCTATTCATAATTTATTTAAAGGTAATTTTGAAGATTATGTAAATAGTAAAACTTATCAAAATGGTGAATTGATTGAAGATGGTATAGGTTTAGTTGAAAATCAAGGTGGATTTAATATAGCAACTGAATTATCTATAACAAAAGATACTGATATTATAAAAATGTTGAATAATGGAATAGGTAAAACTAATGTTATTAATTTTAATCTAAATGAGAACGAAATCTATTCAACTGATGAAACTATTACTGATAATTTATCAAGTACAGAGCATTTAGGCGATTATTCGATATATACTAAAGATATAATCGGAACTAATGAAATTAATATATTTAATTACAATCTGAATGAATCAAGTGACGATTTATTAAAAATAAAATATTCACGACAATTATTAAATGGCATAGAAGCACGTGCTGAATTATCTGGTGATATATTTAGAAAAGTGGGAATGAAAATTAAAGTTAATTTTAGACAAAAATTACCTAGATTAACTGATGAAAAAAGTGACTATTTAGAAAAATACACAGGGTATTATATTATTTCAGATATTCAACATTATATGACAATTTCAGAATACAATCAAGTTGTTATTTTGAAAAGTGATAGTTTTTATAATGATGACCGAGATAATTTTATTAAATGGTAAATAAAAATACATTTAATAAATCTTTTTTCTTGACAAAACATACAAAATTGGTTATATTATATCTATAATAAAGAGAATGATAATTTATTAAAAAACAAAATAAATAAAAGGAGTTTTAAAATGGATACTAATATTAATACAAACAGAAAAGATAAATTCCAACCATTTATAAGAATTTATATGTTAGATACAGAAGGTAGACGTGAACCTGAACATGTTGGGTATTATCCAGTTAAATTAAAAGAGTTTGACATAATTATAGAAAAAGAATGGTTTACAAATAATGAATATCAAGCACTTAAATTTACTGAAGAAACAAAAGAAAGATTAAAATTGATACCTGAATTATCAGATAAAGGTATTATTGGACCTAGACAATTGGTTTGGGAATTTATTACCGAAGATGAAATAAAAAGTAAATTAATTACTAATAAAAATGAAATCAAAAAAATAGAAAAACAAAACGAACAATTAAAAACATTATTGGGTAGAGGAATCGAAGAAAAACAAGAGTGGAAGTCTTTAAAAGAAAATGACTGGCCAGAAATTGTGTTTGAAGATAAAATGTTATAGTTAACTCTTTTATAATTATTAAATAAATTTTTTCTTGACAAAACCTACAAAATTGGTTATATTATAATCAGATAAAGGAAATGAAAACCAAATAAAAAGGAGCATCAAATGGATTTTACAAAATATGAACAACCAAGTGAATTATTTCCACCTAGAGATTTAAAAAAAGGTGAACGTCAGCAACAAATGAAAAGATACAGAGATGAAGTTAGAAAAAGAGAATTAATGTTCGACGAAGATGTTAAAAAAGACCTTGGTTTTGGTATTCTTAACACTGCGGATAAAATAATTGCCTATGCAAAAGTACATTCAATGTCAGAGGGTTACGAATCAGTTTATAAAACAATTGATGAATTACTGGAACTATTTCCAGTATAATTAATGCTCCGGTAGCCAAGTAGTCTAAGGCATCATTCTGCAAAATTGATATTCGCGGGTGCAAATCCCGCCCGGAGCTTCTACTTAATAACAGGGTTAAAATTGGGTAAATTTGATGAAAGTAACTGATTTTGAAATCGATAACATAAAAATAAAAATTTTAGAAAATTCAAAATATTTTAGTCAAACCTTATTTTATTGTGCAGATGATTGTCAATATATAAAATTTGATAAAGTTGAGCAAAATTCATATTGTACAAAATTTAATAGATATTTAAGTTGGCAGGGTGCAGAAATAAAAGAACAATATTTAATTGAAAATGAGTGTATTGATTTTTGTGCCGATGAATTAAAAAATAAAGAATTAAAAAAGGAGCAATAAAATGTTAAAAGATATTAAACCCTTATTAAGGAAAGGAATTGTTAAATTTAATTATAGTTATACAAATAAACCTGGATTGAGATATGCAAAGGGAACATTAGATACTAAATTAATCCCTAAAGAATTTTTAAATAAATTAAATGGTTCGTTAGATTCTATTAGTAGGGAAGAAGGTGATTATACATTATATTTTGACCTTGATAGTAATGGTTGGAGAAAATTCTTGAATAGGAACCTTATTGAAGTTGAATAAATAAAAGAAATATAAATTAAATATAAATTAAATATAAGGTAATAAAAATGAAAATAACTAAAAGTCAATTAAAAGAAATAGTAAATGAAGTATTGAACGAAGGTGGAATGAGTGACCAACATCTAAAATTTGTGGATAAATTAGTAGATGCTGATAACGTTAAAGAGGTAAAATTACTTATTCAGAAAGATGTTTATAATTTTGTACAAACAAAAATAACTGATAAATTATTAAAGAAAATTGCTAATTCAGATGACTATGAAGAAATTGCTGAATTGATAAATTAAAATGATTTTGCGGGATATATTAATGGTAGATTGTCGGGCTCATAACCCGTCGGTGGGTGTTCAATTCACCCTCCCGCTTTTTTTATTAAAAGGAAAAATTATATGGATTTAATTTGTGATATATGTGAAACTAATATTTCTTTAGATGAATTATATAAAAATAAAAGTAATATTAGAGGTCATAAAAAATGCTTGGAAAACGTTTTGAATAATGTAAATGAATCTGAAAAAGAACATTTTTCAGATATTAAAAAAATAAAATTGTTAATTGATTAAATACAATAAGAATAGGAATAAAAAAAAAATGAAACCATCAGATATTAAACAAATAGTAAGAGAAGTTATAAATGAAGGTAAACCATACGAACCAAAATTTGGTGAAGATTGGAAAACTAAGATTATGTGGGGCTCATCAGAAATACCAATTAAATAAAATACATAATATCTAATAAAGTCCTTGACAAAAGGACTTTTTTTAGTTATATTAAATATAGATAAGAGAAATTTAATATAACTAAAAAAGGATAAAAAATGCTAATATATTTACATGGTTTTCGTTCTGCACCCACCCAACAAAGATTAGAAATATTAAAAAAAATTGATAAAAATGTAATCGCTCCTTTTATTGAATATAATATTCTTTTATAATTTTCTATAAAAAATCAATTTTTGATAAAGAAAATATAAAATAAAATGATGAAAATTTAATAAATAATTAAAAACGAGACTGATGAAAAAATCTACTAAAAATATTGTAAGGACTGTAAAATTTTCTACTAAATTCACAAATAAAGATAAGATAGACTTATACACTAAAATATTTGTAGACTTTAAATTAGATTTACAAAGTTATATAGAAGATATTATAAGTGGAGTTTTACCTTTTAATTTTGGTGGATTACTTACAAGTAAATTGATTCCAAATAAAATAATTAAACACAGTCAATATAAACAAATTATCTACAAAACAGCTATAGAAATAATTAAATCTAACCTAGTTAAAACAAAGAACAAAACATTTAAAAGATATAGTAAAGTCTATTATAAAGCACATAAAAGAGGACGATTAACTAAATTTCTTTCTAAAAAATATAGTGAACTAGATATAAATTTTCTACAAAGATTGGACAAAATAAATGTAGATAATGTAGGCATAAACTTAGACTCTAGATTATTTGACATAGAAAAATCTAACGATGGATTGTTTAGTTATTTTATTAAAATAAAGTCACCTTACATAGTTAAAAATAAAGCAATTACTATAAAAATTCCTTTAAAATCTTACAAATATGCTAAGAAATTTATAAGTGATTTTTCTTTAAATAGTACCATACAGTTAAAAGAAAGTACAATTGGATTGGTCTTTAGTAAAGAATTACCTGACAAAAAAGTAATTAAAAATGTGGTTGGATTGGATGTCGGTTACAAGAAATTACTTGCTGATAACAAAGGTAATTTCTACGGACAAAGTTTACTTGAACTATACAATAAAATTAGTAACAAGGTACAAGGAAGTAAAGCTTTTAAACGATTACTAATACATAGAAATAATGAAATAAACAGATTTTGTAATAAATTTTTACTAGATAATGTAGAATTAAGTTTATTGGTTTTAGAGAAATTAAAGTCAGTAAAATCTAAAAGTAAAGGTAAAATTTACAAGAAAGTAATGAACAAAATGCAACGATGGAGTTATCCATTAGTAATGACTAAGTTAGAGCGATTAAGTGAAACTAAAGGTTTTAGTTTACATTTTGTCAACCCTGCTTATACAAGTCAACAATGTAGTAAATGTAGTATAATTTTAAAGTCGAACCGGAACGGAGAGACTTATAAATGTAATTGTGGTAATAACTTAGACGCAGATACTAATGCAGCTATAAACATTACTCGTAAAGGTACAGTTGAGTTAAACTTGATTTAGTTAAAACTTAACGATATAATTCCTTTAGCTACGAAAAGTCATTTTATCATTTTTGATGGTAAAAGATAATTATAATTGAAGAAATTGAAGAAATTGTGAAAAATGCAAAGAATAATTTCAAAGATGAAAAAATTGTAATCGTAGGAAGTTCTTTAGGCGGTGCACTTGCTTATCAATTAGGACAAAAATATGGAATTTTACCAATTTTGATAAATCCATCATTAACGCCATCTAAAACTATTTCAAATTTAAATAATAAAGTCTTAGAAAATTATGTAACCGGTGAAAAAGTATTTACTGGTAATTTATCGGAAAAAATGAAAAAATTTGATATTAATATTAAAAGTTATGGAATTGTATTATTGGATTTAGGTGATGAAATTTTAAATTCAAATTTTACATACGAACAATTTAAACCGAATCATAAAGTAATTACATTTACTGGTGGTAATCATAGGTTTCAGCATTGGAATGAAGCTATAAAAATTATAAAAGCTGAATTAAATTCAAATTATATTTTTTCATAGAATAAATAAAAGAAAAATGGTTAATATATGTCAAAAATTACTGGTTCTATAATTCAAGGTGATAATCTATTAAGGTATAATTCTCGCGAAGAAAATACTCATATCGATGTTCACTCCTTAGCTTTTTTAGACGCTCTATATTTTAAAGGTATATCGGCTAAATATTTACAAGTAGAACATTTTAATGAAGATGCTTTTTTTGGAGAATCGGAATTTGATGTAATAGAAAAAGCAACTGATATATTTATACACGACCCAGATAGACTTGCAGACAAAGCTGAACCATCATTGAATCACTTTGGGTTTGAAATGATTAGAGATATAAACTTTCATACAAGTAGATTATTATTTGATAGGTTAAATTTAATTCCTAGAATTGGTGATTTAATTTATATACCTTACAGAAAAAAATTATATCAGATTGAATATATAACAGATTTAGAAAATCCATTATTTGGTGGATCAGGTTTTAATATTAATTTAAGTTGTAAATTATATACTAAAGATGAAGATACTGAATTATCAAATGATTTAATTGGCGGCCTAGATGATGTACCTGAATTAACAGAATTATTTTCAACCAATAAAGATGAAACTATTAATAATATGAACGTTAATGATTTATTAGAAAATGATGTAAAAATAAATCCTAAACGGAGACGATAAATAAAAAATAATCGGAACAATTATAAGGATTTTATAAAATGCCAAATAGATATGAACAATTGTTAAAAACAATTGAAAATACGTCAATTTCTGAATACAAAAAATTGTATAATGGATGTTCAACTAATGAAGAATGCAATAGGCCATATATTTTAACTCAAGAATTTATAGATAACCAGAAACCATTGGATTTAGATATTACTAAAATGATTGACGACAATATAATGGAATTATTACTTTAAAATAGGGTAAAAATAAAATGATAATAACAGAAGAACAAATAAAAGAAATAGTAGACGAAATTTTAACCGAAGGTGCTAGTGACTATATGACAGATATTCAAAAACTTTTTAAAAAAAGAGGTTTTGGCACAGACAAAGAAGGTAACGCTCTTTATTTTCAAAGAGGTAAACAAAACGGTGAAATTACAGTTGAAATTGATACAAAATTATATCCAAGAATTGTAAAATTTGCAGAAAAATTAAGTGGTACAATTTGGGATATGTTCGATTGGGTTAAAATGATTGAAACTGACTGGACAAATAAGCTTCACCCAGGTAAATGCGTTTTTGTGATAAAAATTAAATAACAGGAAATATAATGAAAATATCAAAAAAAGAAATAAAAGAAATAGTAAACGAAATTTTAAGTGAAGATAAAAAAGCAAATCAACTAAAACTAATTATCAAAAACCATAAAATTTTAACTAACGACCCAGACGGTGAAGGTTATTATGAAGAGTATGACGAGGAAATGGCTGAATGGTTAGACGATGATAATTGGGAAAAATCTATTAATTTTAAAGATTTTCAAACTCACGATTATGCCAATATATTTTATATTCAGATGAAAGTTGCCGATAATTATGATTTAAAAGTTAAAAATAAATAATTACTCAAAATTAGTCCTTTAATATAAAGGACTAATTTTGTTTTATTGGTTCATTAGTAGTACATTCCTTTCACTTTCTCAATTCAACCATATAATTTTATCATTTCATATAGTATGTACACTAAAAGGTAACTAAATTGGCTAATAATTTTTTTGTATTTAATAAATCTTTTTTCTTGACTAAACATATAAAATTGGTTATATTATAATCAAATAAAGGAAATGAAACTAAATAAATAGGAGTAAATTATGAGTACAACATTTGGAATAAGAGTTAAAAATATTTTTGACGAAGATGAGGTTGTCAAAGTTGCGTTTAGACATAATGGTGGACGAATGGAAATTACAAACAGATTATTCTCACTTTTACCAGGATATACGAAAGTTATTCCATTGGATAACACAGCGCAAGGAATTGAAACTGTTGGTGATATTATTAATGCGGTAATTAATGAGTAATTTTAGAATGATACCATCATATAAATGTTCAGTTTGTGATAAACGAGTACCAAGAGGCGGTACAAAATGTTTATGTGGTGATACCAGATATAATAAAAATGTTTCAGATAATTGGGTTTGGGACGGAGTTAAAACAAAAGTGAATGATATAGAAGAAAAACCAGATTATTTTGATCAAGTACGAAAAATGGATAAATCCGGTTGGTTTAGAAATAATCATTAATTTATAATTGAATAAGAGGTACCAAATTTGAAAAAACTGATAATTATTTTCATATTCGTAATCGTTACAAATTTACAATCAAATTATGTAAATGTAAAATTCAATAATGAAATCAATAATGTCAACATAATATATTCAAAAATAAAAGGTTTTTTATCTTATAAATATAAAAAGAATAAAAATCATGTTAACGAGTTAGCCAATATAATCAATTACATGTCAATCAAATATGATATTGATAAAAACATCATATTTTCAATAATAAAGTACGAGTCATCATTTAATGAGCACTCAGTATCATATAAAGGAGCAAGAGGACTAATGCAAGTAATGTGGTCAGTATGGGGCCCAATGTTAAAGGAAAACAATATTTGTAATAAAGAACATGATTTACATGATAAATTAATAGGTATTAATGCAGGATGTTTTGTTCTGAAATATTACATAGACCGATATGGATTGGAAAAGGCACTACAGAAATATTTTGGTCGAAGTGATTATGCCTCGATATACTCGACAAAAATTTTAAAAGATATATAATTTAGATGAAATTATTGAAAAAGATGGCGAAGAAATATATTTAAATGATGAAATATTTGAAAACTTATGGTGGAATTTCGTAAAAATTTCTATACCGGATTTAAAATGGACAGATATAAAGGATACTATACCTGTTATAAATGGTTATTGGAATAAAAAACTAAATGTTCAGTTTGGTTATGGTTTATACGAATAAAATAAATCTTTTTCCTTGACAATATAACATTAAATGGTTATATTATAATCAGATAAAGAAAATAAAAAAAGGAGTATCAAATGAATGAAAACCAAATGTCACCAAGATTTTCAAAAAGATTTAAATCACCAGAACTAAAACTAACAACAAGATTTGCGTTTACTAAACCATTTTATAAAGATGGTAGGTTTACAGATTATTGGTTAGTATTATCACATATAGAACATAATATTAACTCAATTAATTGGAAAATAGCTGATAAAAGTGGATTGCATATGACTTTTCAAAGTCTTGTAGAAGCAGGAATTTTAAAATATGATATGATAAATCGTGAATTTGTTTTAACTAACTTAGGCACAAAATATATTAGGTATCAAAGAGCAAAAAGATTAAATTATGAAATGGTTAATAAATAAATAATAAAAAGGATAAAACAATGGTAAACTTCGACATATCAAAATATACTAATGAAATACATAAATATTTAGATACTAAATCTGACTGGATTAAAAAACACTGGGTATTCTGCAAAAGCTAATTGGAAAGTATTGGACGATTTTTTAATAAGTATTGGTAAATCACCTGACACTTTTTGGGAAGGCTTTATGGAAAAAGCAAAGGATAGTGATATGTTACTATTATATCCATATCTACAAAAGTGAGGATAAAAAATTTATAGACGATTTATTCGTATAAAATAACATTCTCGGTACTGCCTCTCTATTAAAAAACTTCAGTTATCAAGTGATAACTCAATTTTTATAAATATGATGCGTAACAATCGGGCCTTCTGGTAAGACTACAAAAATTTTATGATAATTTTGGATAAACGCGATGTTCAAATAGTAAATAACAAAAAGTCTTCCAAATATAAAATAAAAGGAGTATCACAGATGGATTTTAAAAATATACTATCAAAATTTTCAGAAATTAGAACTACTATGAGAAAAAACTCTACATTATTTTCAGTTTATAACTACATGGAACATAAATTACCAATGTATTTATTGGCTGGTTGGTTGATGATATTGGTTGGAATTTGGCCTACGTTTAATATATATGCGTTTTTCGTTGGTTATTTAGGAATGGATTTGTTTATGTCTATTTTTGCAGGAGATAAATATGAGTAAAAGAAGTCCTTTTGATTGGTTGAAGTTAATACAATCTAACCATAGTTTAACAATTGAAGATGAATTGCAAATTAATTCCTATTCACCCTTTATGATAAACAGGATTTTTTCAAATGATGACTCGTTATTACCAATTGTAGATTATTTAAACATGATTCCTATAAGTAATAAACTTCATTATAATGTAATGAAAACAGTTTATTATATGGTATATAGAGGAAGCAATAAATTTATACCTTATTCTAAAGGTTCACCAAAAGATAAAGATTTACCTTATTTAATGAATTATTTTAAAATAAATGAAAAAACTGCAATAAATCACAAAAAATTATTAGATATTAAAGAAATCAAAAAAATAATTTCAGAAGCAAGAGCAAAAGAAAATTTTAAAAATAAATTAATTAAGCGAGGTTAAACAATGAAACAATTAGATAATTATGTAAATGAATTAGATAAAATAGTACCGGCTATTAAATTATGTAAAGAACAAAGAGGTGATGCAGCTGCTTTGCAATTAGCAAAATCTATGCACGATGATGCTGATCTAGTTTTAAATCATAAAAAATATGATTTAAATTGTATTTCGTGTGGTAAAAAATTAGAAACTGAAAAAAATGATAATATTATTAATGGTTGGATTGATGACGCGATTGTAGAAACTATCCAGGGTGGTTATGGTTCAAAATATGATACTGATCAATTTGTAATAGGAATATGTGATAATTGTATAACCGAAAAATTAAAAACTAATCAAATTGCTTATAAATAAAGGTTAATTATGAATGTTCCACATAGATTAATGAGATATAGTGGTAGTAAATATAATTATGTCGAATTAATAATTAATATTATTAGAAGATCAAAAAGAAAAATTTATTTTGAACCGTTTGTTGGTTCCGGTGCAATTTTTATAAATTTACCTGATATGTTTGAACAATATTATATTAATGATTTAAATATTAATACTTATTATATATGGCTAGCAATTACCAAATTTACTTATAAAGATTATGTAGATAGGAAAAAATTTATATTTAATAAATATGGTGACATAGGCAAAAATAAAAAGGCATATTATGATTTTAGAAACTCATATAATAAAAATTTTCATTTTTTAGAAAATATAGAAAAGGGAATTTATTTATTATTTTTATATAATTCATGTTTAAATAGTTTTGCTAGATTTGGTCCAAACGGATTCAATCAGTCATTTGGTAAATGTTTTTTTATGTTATCAGAATACGAATTTGTTAATATTCAAAATAGATTAAATAAAACTACAATTACCAATTTGAGTTACGATGAAATAGATTATAAAAATTCAGTAATTTTCTTTGACCCACCTTATTTTGAACGTCCTAGTTCATACATTAAAAACTTTGATGTAAATGACTTAACTAAATTTATTTATAATGTAAACAAATATTCAAAAGAAAATGATATTGTATACACTGATATATTTAATAATGAAATGTACAAAGAAATGAAAGGTTTTAAATATCAAAAAATTAGAGAAATGGTAAATGTTTCACCAAATAGGAAAGAAACCAAATTAGATAAAATTGAGGTAATGTATCAGAATTTTATAAAATAAATATTTATAAAAAAGGAGTAAAAAATGAAATTTATTATAAACTCATCGTCAAACTATGAAATGTTTGAAACCAAAAATACAAAAATTGAACGAATGAACTTAGTTGAGTATGACATCCGTACAGTGGCAACATTAGAAGAAGCTAGAAAAACAAAATGGGGTAAAGCTTGGTTTAAAGATGGTGAAAATCATCGCGAAGAAAATGGAAATGTAGTAAGAGATGTACAATATTATGAACGTGATTATACAACAATTGAATTAAATACTTTACAGGAATTATTTGATTTAATAGCTGAAACAAAATGTAGCATAATATTATCAAAAACAAGATATAGAGATTTTGACTATAAAATTGAAATTTATAACGATTATAAAGAATAAAAAGAGGTTAATATGGATAAAAGAACAATTGCTAATTTCAAGGGCGATGAATTAGCAGCAACTGTATTTGAGGGTAAATATGCATTAAGGAATGAGAATGATGTAGTCATTGAGTTCTCACTGAATGATGTTTGGCGAAGAATGTTAAAAGCAATCAAAGAAATAGATAACTATGATTTTTCAGAATTACAAGATAATTTTATTCCTGCTGGACGGGTTTTATATGCACTTGGTAACCCTTACGATAAAACATCAACATTGTCAAATTGTTATGTAACTGATATAGAAGAAGATAGTATTGAAGGTATTTTTGATGCAGCAAAACGACAAGCAAGGATTTTTTCTAAAGGTGGTGGAGTTGGTATAGATATTTCAAAATTAAGACCAAAAGGTGCAAAGGTTAATAATTCTGCAAAAACTACAACTGGTGCAGTTTCATTTATGGATTTATTTAGTCAGGTAACAGGACTTATCGGTCAACATGGAAGACGTGGTGCACTACTTCTTTCTATGGATATAACCCACCCAGATATAATTGAATATATTCGTGTTAAAGGCGGTAAAGATAAAACTAAAGTTCAGTTTGCAAATATTTCAGTAAAAATTACTAATGAATTTATGAAAGCAGTTGAAAATGATGACGAATGGGAAATGATATATCATTTAGAAGATGAAAATAAAGTAATTAAAAAAACTGAAAAAGCAAAGGTTATTTGGGATTTAATAGTAGAATCTAACTATGCTGGTGCTGAACCAGGATTACTGTACTGGGATGCGATTATTGATAATGACCCATCTTCAGTTTTTGAGGAAACTAAACCAATTTCTACAAATCCATGTGGCGAAATTCCAATCGAGAAAGGAGGCGCGTGCAATTTAGGTTCTGTGAATTTATCCTCTTTGGTTCATAAAGAATTTACTGATAAAGCATATTTTGATTTTGATAAATTTAAAACAATAACAAAATCAGCACTTAGATTTTTAGATAATATAAATATAATAAATCTTGACAGACAACCCCTACAAGAAAATAAAGATGCGTTAATTAATGGCAATCGAATAGGATTAGGCATGACTGGATTGGCAGATATGTTAATTAAATTAAATTTGAAATATGATACTAATGATTCGGTATCATTTGTCAGTACAATAATGAAAAAATTTAAACAATATGTACTGGAAGCATCTATTGATTTATCTATTGAAAGAGGTCCGTGTGAAATTATTAATAAATATAAAAATACACCTACTTTTGATAATTGGGTAGCTCATCATTATTTTAATGATTTAACAACTGAATATAAGACTAAATTAAAAAATTATGGAATACGAAATATATCACAATCTGCTTTGGCTCCGGCTGGGTCTATAAGTATCATATTACAAGGAACATCAGGAATCGAACCTATATTTGCATTATCTTATGATAGAAAAGTTAAATCTATTGGAAACGGAAAAGAGAAAATACATACAGTATATCACCCTCTTGTACAACAATACAATAATAAATTTGGTAAAAATAAACATTTACAAAATCCAAATTTTGTAACTGCACAGGAAATTGACTGGATGCAAAGAATTAAAATGCAGTCGGTTATCCAAGAGAATATTTCAAGCTCAATTTCAAGTACCATCAATTTACCTCACAATATTTCAAAAGAAGTTGTTAGTAATATTTATAAAGAAGCATGGAAACATAATTTAAAAGGTATTACAATTTATCGTGATGGTTCAAGAGATGGAATATTAACTGATAATAAAGACAAAAGAAAAGATTTTATGATATTAGATGAAGTCAAGATGCCAGAAACACAAAATGCTATAATGAAAACTATTAAGAGTGAGGGTAAAAAATGGTATGTTACATATACAGTTGATACTGAAACAAAATTACCAAATTCTCTTTTTGTAAATACTAATGCAAAAGAAACGACAATATCCACCAATGATGTATTATCCGCACTTGAAAAACTAGCCGGAAAATTCATTAAAAATGGACATCTTGAAAAATTAAAAGAGAAACATAATAGTCAAACTAATGTTACGAAAATTGCTAGGACAGTTTCACTATTACTTAGACATAGAGTTCCTATCATAGATATTGTAAAAACTATTGATACTATTGAACCGCCAATATTTTCTTTTATATTTCAGATTAAAAAATTATTATCTTCATTTTTAGAAGGTGAATTTACAGGTGAAAAATGTTCAGATTGCGGAGCACAATTGATATTTGAAGGCGGTTGTTCACTTTGTTATTCATGTGGTTCAAGTAAATGTGGTTAATTATTAAAAATATAGATAAATAAAGGAAATGAGATAAATAATTAAAATAAGGTAAAACAAAAATGAATAAAGAAGATATAAAAAACATAGTAGAACAAGTTCTGAATGAAAGTGCAGATATTGATGAAACTACAATGAAATTATCAATAGAAACAGATGAAGAAACTTATACAATCGAATTTAATTCAGTTAAAAAATTAGAATCAGTGGTTAAAAATTTATCAAAAATCACAATGTTTGTAGACGATGATGCGACAGGTGAAGAAATAATGTTAGACCCCGATAGTTTATTAGATGAAATTATTAGTACAACTAAAAATAAAGAATGGTCATATTAATAATCGTGGATTTACCAATGGAGGTTTATTTCACTCTCAAAATGCATATAATTAAATTATATGCATTTTTTGTATATTAACACAACAAATGAACATTAACTATCTAATTGTTAATGTTCATTTGTTGTGTTAATATACAAAATAACAAATCTTTTTTCTTGACATAATAGGTTTAATTGGTTATATTATAATCATAATAAAGAGAATGAAAAACAAATAAAAGGAGTTCCAAATGCAAACAAAATTAGAAAAATCACAAATGGTTTATGAAAAGGTTCTAACTATAATGGAAAGAAACCAAGATTTATTTGGCGATGTGTATTCAGATCTAATTGATTTATCAAATAGAGAATTGTTAAAAATTGAATTAAACGAAAAATTTGGATATTCAATACCCAATGGTTGGTACGATACAAAATATATTCCAATAAGTTCTTACGCTAATATCGTAACTTACGATGGTACGCGTTGTATCAGTGCAGAGGATAATTTTAAACAACCATATAATAATGAAATGTTATATGTAATTAGATTTAATTCTGGACCATATACATTAGGTAAGAATTATAACAAACCATTATTTACTGATATGTTCAATGAATTAAAAGAATTTGGTTTTGAATATTGTGATAGTATAAATAATACAATATATTTTTCATTGAAAACTGGTGCTAAGGTTGAGTTAGAATTAAAAAATATATTGAAAAAATACAGAGCTTTATATGTTGAGATTGAAAAAAATAAAGATAAATCTGAAAAAATAAAAGAATTGAAAAAGAAATTAGCAGAATTAGAAAATAATTAAAAATTCATTTAAAGTCCTTGACAAAAGGACTTTTTTTGGTTATATTTATCTTGATAAATCAATAGATATAATAAAGAGAATGAAAAACAAATCAAAAAAGGAGTAACAAATGGGAATGTTCAGTTGGAAAACAAATGATACAGATAGAAGTATTGCTAATAAGCACTCAGATTTAGATACTTTTAATGTTGTTATGTTAGACGATAAAGGTAATAAATGGATCGAAACATCGTACGATGGATATGGTGAATTTGGTGGGAAAGATTTTTATAAATTACTTGCTGAAATGAATAAAGATTTAATTAAAAAGAATTTTATTGAATTACGAGACGCTGGTATCGACCTTCAGTTTAATTGTCCAAAGGATAAAAAACATTTAATTAAATGGCCTAATTTAGTTGAGTACGATTATTCATCTTATATAAATATAGAGCCGGAATCTTGTGAATATCAAGGGTTTTTCTATCCAAATGAGGACGAAGACGATGGATATTGTGATAATTGCGGGGGTGAGTTATCTAATGGGTATTGTTCTTGTGAAGATGAAACATACGATGATTATGAATGTGACGAAGATTGTGAATATTAAAATAAAAAAGGGGTAATAAATGAAAATATATTTATATTCAGAAAATAATAAGTTCTATTTGAGTTATGGTCCAAATTTAGTGGAAAATACAGAAATTTTAATCACTTCAACAGGGATTACTATAGTTAAAAATAATAAAACATTTGATAATATATCAGCAGCTTTTAATTATTTAGAGAAAAAACTACAAGTGGAGTTATAATATGTACGAAGAAATTAGAGAAGTGCAGATGGTTATAGATCTACTAAATGACGAAATGTATGACAATTTAGAAAATAAAGATAGTTTGAATGATTTGCCACAATTTTCAATAACTATAATTGATTCATTATGGTCAGTAGATTTACTTATGAATTATTCAGATATTAATATGCCTAAAATTCCAATATATGAGTCAGAAAGCGATGAACGTATTTACTATGAAAAAACCGATGATTATGAAGAGTACGAAGATTTATTTCGTAGAAAATTCAAAGCCGTTCTGAAAAAATTAAATAATGTTAAATTATAAAACTGGAATAAATAAAGATAAACGAGGTTTGTTATGGGTTGGTTAGCAATTGCACTTATGCCATTAGGATTTGTAATTTATTTCTTTACTAAGAAAAGAGGTAAAAATCCAGGTTATAAGGAAAAGAAATAATGTTTGAAAAATCAAAAGAAATAATGTATACTATGTTTAATCGGAATTTTTGGTTATGGTGGCATATGTTATGCTCAGTATTTGGAACTGTTTTATTTCAGAAATGGTTATCAGATATGAGTGTATTTTATTTGGTTACTTTTATAATAGTAATATTTGAAGTAATTGAATTATGGTGGGAGATATTAAGACCACAAGGATTAATGTTACATCAATATAAATTTATTAAATTTCAGAATACAAATTACAAATCGAAAAATAAATACAAATTAGATACTTTAGGTGATATTATCGGTGCTTGGGGTTTAATGGTAATAATATTATTTTTATAGAAAATAAATATTGACAAAACAAATAAAAATGGTTATATTTAAAAGGAATTGAGAAAATGGTATCAGACAAAAAATTAAAAGAAATTTTCAAAGCAATTAAGTTTGATGCAGAAAATTCAACCAAAGAAGTAAAACAGGATTTTTTCAATAGATTTGAAAAATCAGCAGATATTTTCCTAGGTGAAGGCGAGCATACATTAGAGATGATAGAACAAATAAGAACTTATTTGCAATTAGAATAAAAAAACCGAGGAAAAAATGAAACAAACTAATGACAAAACACAAAATACTTTAAATGTATCTTTTGAAAAAACTTTATTTAAAGGTAAGAAAAAGAAAAGAAAAATAAGTGATTTGAATAAAATTAGGAAATATAGATACAATAGATAACATAGCAGTACCGAAACTAATTAAACAAAACTCCAATTATTAGTAGGTACTGCTATTATATTTTTAAAAAAGGATGTAATTTTGAATATACCTACAGAAAAAGAAATAAATGTAATAATTGATAAAATACTTACAGATAAAATATTCGGTGAAAATTTCAAATTTAGAGAACATCAAAGAGAAACTATTTTAAAAATAGTCCTTGCTTTTTTTGATAATGAGATTGATAATGTAATTTTATCAATGAGTACTGGAGGTGGAAAATCATTAATTGCTTTATTTACTGGACACATATTAAGTTTTTTTAATAAAAGTGGGTATGTATTAACAAATCAAAAAATGTTACAAGATCAATACGAAACAGATATTAGAAAATTTAATATATCGGCAGAAACAATCAAAGGAATAGATAACTATCAATGCCATATTAATAATGAACCTTTTTCATTAGGTATATGTAAAACACATAATTTAAAAAGCAGAGATATGCCATGTTACGATGAGTGCGAGTATATTCAAAGAAGAAATAAAGCATCCTTAGATGACATTGCTATACTTAATTATAATTATTGGTTAATCCAATTAAATTATGTTTATTCACGATTTCCTGCTGCACCATTCAATCCACGAGATTATACTTTTTTTGATGAAGCGCATTTTTTAGGAGGTATAGTACAATCCCATTTCTCTCCAGCTTTACAAAGAAATTTTTTACCTAGTATAGATTTTATAAATATGTTCTTAAATGTTAATGGGTTTGATAATAATATTAACATAGAAAAAATACAAAATATTATGTCAATTTTAATTACGACCGAAGATAATATAGTTATAAATAATCAATTAAAAAACCTAGAAAATGAATTATCAGTTATTTCTGAATCAGATAAAAAATTTAAAGCCAGAATGAAAAAGAAATTTCCGTTTATTAATATTGAAAATAAAAAACTAATACCAAAAGATTGGAAACGAATGAGTAAATTGTTCGATTACATAAAAGATGTGAATTGTAAAATTGAGGATTTTAATAAAATTTCTTTGGACTCTGGTATTGAGAATATAGTTAAACAATATGATAAAAAAGAAAATTCATTAATATTAAATTATTTAAAAGAACGATATTTGGTACATGAACATGCTATTAAGCAAAGTAATTTTCGTATGTTTATGAGTGCTACCATAGGTGATATAGATACATTTATATATAAAAATGGTTTAGACAAAGACAATACATTAGTAATTGAACTAGATGACACATTTCAATATAAACAAAGCCCTATATTTATGTTAGATGGACATTATGTAAATTACAAAAATAAATTAACACAAATTCCTAGAATCATAAAAAAACTAGATGTGATTTTAGAGGGTATAGAAAAAGATACAAAAGGAATTATACATACTGCAAGTTATGAGAATACTAAATTATTACTTGAATTTAGTAAACATAAAAATAGAATGATACGTTATACAGATTCAAACGATAAACAACAAGCATTAGAAAAATTTGAAAAATCAGAAAACGGAATTTTGATTGGACCCTCTATCTCTACAGGATTGGACCTTAAAGATAATTTAAGTAGATTTCAAATGTTTATCAAAGTACCATTTCCACATTTAGGAAATAAATTAGTAAAAGCAAAATTTGACATAGATAAGGAAAGTTATCAAAATGATACTTTAATAGAAATTCAACAAGCACTCGGTCGTTCAATTAGATCAAATACTGACTGGGCACGAAGTTATATGTTTGATAGTAATTTTATAAGAATTATGCATACAAAAGGAATTGGAAAAGGAACCAGAAAAAGGTTTATGGATATGGAAAAATTATTAATTGCAATTATTCAAGAAAAAATGAAATAAAGTTCTTGACAAAATAACATTAAATGGTTATATTGTATTATATAAAGAAAATGATAAACAAAAGGAGTTCTAAATGAGTTCATTAATAAATGTATATGTAAATTCAAAACTAAGAGAAACGATGTTAATATCTGCAAACACTCCAACAAAAATAGATGCATATTTAGAAGATTATCATCAGGTTAATTTAAATACTTATGACAATTTAACATGGACTAATGTCGAGGACAAGCAAACAATAAGAAAACATATATACGAAGAAATTTCAAAAAACAATAAAGAAATAAAAAGACTACAAGAAATAAATTTTAATTTGCGTGAACAGTTTGGTTTTAGGAGTTATTAGATGAATGATGCAATCAGAGCAGATTTATTAAAAAGTATTAAAAACAAAAAAATTCCTTTACTTTCTTGGTCAACAATACATAAATATTACCCTTTCAAGAAAACTGAATTAACAATACCTGAATTAAATGCAAGAATTGAATACGAAACAGATTTTAAAACTGACCATGTTTTGGAATTATTAAAATTCAGTTATCCATCTCAAATGAATACTGGGTTTATAACTTGTAAAATCGGTAGGAAAATATTTAATATTTATAATATAGATGCGCATAGAATGATGTTCTCGGTTATACATAAATGTTATGAAGATAAAAAACTAAATAAATTAATATTAAATAAGGAGTAAAAAAATGTCCAAAAAATTCAAGAATTTAAAACAAAATATTAAAAGTAATTTTTCTAATGTTATTATTTTTAATGATTTAATTAAGTATGTAAATGACAGAAAAATATCAGACAAGAAAATTGAAATATTAAAAGATGCATTATATATAGCCAAAGATGACCTTAAATATTTTGAGAAATTAAATTGTATAAAAAATGACGATATATTAATCGCTGATCTAAATTTTACTAGAAACGAATTAAGAATTAATATCGGCAGAAAATTAGATAAAATTAATAAGATTGTAACTCAGTTATCTAACTTGGCACATAGGGAACATGTAAATGTTCCTGTTTATAATAATATGTTAAAGATGCTTAAACAAAGTAAAATAAATATAAATGACTATAAACATTGTATAATTGGATTTAATAATGAGGTAATTAGTACTATTGTTTTATTGGATACTGATAAAAATGTATTGGTAAAGGAAATGTTTATAAAAAACGAAAAAGATAATAGTTCATCTCACTTTTTAGTTTCTAAAATTATTAAAAAATATAAGAAAACTATGTATGATATATGGGCGAGTACACCATTTAATTCTAAGGGCAAACTGTTTACTAATGTTCCTCATAAAAAAGTATCAGACGAAGAACTTGAAATTCAATGTAATTTTTAAAAGAGGTTATTTATGGATTTTGAAAAATTAGAGGAAAAATTAGAATATGAGTTTAATCAAATGAAAACACGTGCAATTAATGATTTGGTTATAATTGAGGACATTGTGCATCACGAATTCAACGGAACTAATTTTAAGAAAACTAATTTAATGCTATTTTGGATTGAAAAGCAAAGATATTATGGAATACTCAAGTCCAAGATAAATAATAAAAAAAATGTTTTATATGAAAAAATATATACTGATATAGTTAATAATATTCAATATGAAATGACTAAGTATAATTCTAGTGATTATAGAATAGATAAAATGGTAAAAGCTAACCCTAGTTATATTGAAATTGATAATATTTTTAATTATGTTCTATTTAGTAAAGATTATGTAGATATAATTATTAAAACTTTACAAAGTCAACAATTTGAAATTAGTAATAAATTAAAACATGCAAAAGATTTTTTATAGTATATGTCAACTCCTAGCATATATTATGGTGAACAGATATTAGATTCAAGTATCTGTTCACATTCCTTTTTATCTGTTCATTAGTAGTACCTTAGCTGAACTTACTATAGTCAACCATATAATTTTATCATTTAACAATCAAAGTACACTAAAAGGTAACTAAATGGTTAATAATTTATTTTACATTATTAAATCTTTTTTCTTGACAAGTTAACTTTAATTGGTTATATTATAATCAGATAAAGGAAATGAAAATAAAAAAAGGAGTATCAAATGAAAATCAAATTAAAATGTAAATTGAATAAACATATCATTGCTACTGAGAAATTGCCTCACCAATTAATAACGAATTCAAAAATAACATTTCAGTTTAACAATAAATTGGTAGATATTACTGATTTATATTTTATTGATGACCATTACGAATCAAAGTCAATAGATAATTTTTTGGAAAATGCAACGATGTTTACTGATGAATTTATTGAGTTTGACTATTCTGAAATTGATGAAGTATTTGAAGTTCTTAAATTTGAACATTCTCAAGTAGAGACTAATAAAATTAAAAAAGACCTCGAATTAAATTATAATGTTGCAAAAGAATTTTTTGATAGGGAATTACCAGACCATAAATTAGAAACATTAGAAAATTTTTATAATTCTATTGATTTTAACTCACATGTTTATACTTATAATAAATACCCAAAAGTATTACATACAGAATTTTATACAAAAGATGAAATTGATTATATTTTTAAACTTGAGATTACAATTTCAAATGGTAATAATGGGTTTATTTTTGAAACTTCTAAATATGATATGAATACAAAAATCTTTTTTCTTAATACATGGAAATATTTAAATACCAATAGAAAAATAAAGGGTTCAACATTATTAAAAAAAATTAGAAATTGTTTAGTTAATGGTGTTAATGAATATAATTATAAAAATGAAAAAATAAAGATTGAACAAGAGTTAAAAAGAAAAGATGATGAATGGGTGACAAAATATACTGATTTATGGAACGGATCAGATTACGGAACCTCATATCAGAAATATGGTAGAGATACAAGAGTTATTCAAGTAGATAAACATTTAGTTTCAAAAACAAACGATAATTTGAATATTGTTACATTAAAAGATTTATCAAATGAACAAGTAACTGAAATATTCAAACTATTATCAAAATAATAAATCTTTTTTCTTGACAAGTTAACTTTAATTGGTTATATTATAGATATAATAAAGAGAATGATAAACAAATTAAAAAGGAGTTCCAAATGATAAATGAAATGAATAAAGAAATAGGTGAATTAATACAAGAAAAAATAGATGAATTAACTGAGATAGTTGAAAATATTGAGAACCAACCTGGTGCAAGTGCAGTTAGAAATTTATGGGGTCAATCAATTTATATTGAAGAAAGTTTTGATATTGCTGAGGATACTAATGATTTAGAAAATAAAATTCAGTCGTTAATTAATAACAAAAATGATTTAGACGATTTTAGAGATTACCAATCGTGGGACGAAGATGAACTACAAGAAAATTTCGTAGATAAATTAGAAGAGATTGTTGAAGACCCAGAAAGTGCTTTTATGTTACTAAATACTAATTCGTTAGAAAATATTAATGATTCGATTGAAAAGTATAAGAAAATGTTGAAATTATTAAATATTTAATAGAAAATAATTAAAATGAGGTGTATATGAATATCGAAGAAATTGCAAATAGAATGAAAGTTAATGGTACCAAAATTGATATTAAAGAGATTAAGTGGAATGAAGAAAAACAGAAAATTACTATTAATAAAAAAATACGTAATTTAGTAGCTGATTTTTCTGGTATTGATAATTTATTTTTTAATTTACCAAATGAATCATTAATAATTGTTAATGATAATTGTGATATTTCTGTTGGTACTGGTAGTATAGTAAAAGCAAATAATAATAATAAAATTTTTGGTGATTCGTGTTGTAATATTAGTGTATTTGACAATAATAAAATAACAATAGGTTACAATTCATATATTGATTGTCAGTCAGATAACAAAATAGATATATCATCAGATTCTTTTCTGTTTTGTGATCATAATAATAAAATTAAAGCATCAGTTGGAACTGTTTTAAGGATAGGAAAAGATAATTTTATTAAACACGGCGAAGAATGTGTAATTATTCAAAACACACACGCGTTAGATACTACTGATACTAAATATAATAATGTATTAGTCAAAAAATAAAATAAATTAACATAATTCAATTAAAAGTCCTTGACAAAAGGACTTTTTTTGGTTATATTATATATAGATTAAAGAAAAATAAAAAAGGAGCAATAAATGAACAAACAATTATTAAAATTAGAAGCAATCGGAAACATCACCGGGGCAGGAAGTAAAGTAATTATTCAAGAGGAACTAAGGGAATTATTACAAGATGAAAAAATGAAATATATATTTACGATAGTTCATCACCCATTTATAGATTTACCAGTCAAAAAATTTGATATTAAAACCTTTGGCTCTGGTGATTTTGATTTTTATAAATTTAAGGATATTGTAGAAAAATTATCTTATGCAAAAGCTAGAAACAATGAACTAGTTGAGCTTGTAGTTAATTTCATTACTGATTTAAAACCTGAGTTACAAAGTATTGTATCAAAAATATTCAGACAGAGTTTAAAATTAGGATTTTCTACAAAAACAGTAAATAAGGTAATGAAAAAAGATTTTAAAATTAAATCATTTATACCTGAACCGAGTTCAATGCTAGCGAGTAAAGGAATTAAACACACTGAAAAATTCGGGTCAGAGGTTATAATAAATTGTAAAATGGACGGTAGTAGATTATTAATAACTAAGCAAAAAGGTAATTATAAAATATATTCAAGAAATTTTAAAGTTATTGAAAATAGATTTTTTAATAATATATTAAAACAAGTCAATAATCTTACCGAGGGCATGGACAATTTTTTCTTAGATGGAGAACTTATTTCAAAATATGCAAATGGTGCAGAGAGATTAAAAATTAGTGGTGATTTTACTAGATGTATTAGAGGAACTGCCGAGGAAAATATAGATGAAAAATTTATGTATACAATTTTTGATATAAACCCATTAGATGTTTTAGAGGAAGGCGAATCAGAAATATTAACAGAACGAGAAAAAAAATTAGAACAATTATTTTTAAATAAAACATATACCAATATTGAAAAAATTAATAGTTATATAGTTAAAAATGATAAGGATATTATTAATAATGAATACCAAAAATTCATAGATGCTGGACACGAGGGAATAATTGTTAAGAACATGAATGGTGTATATGTGCCAAAAAGAAGCAGAGACTGGATAAAAATTAAAGCTGAACTTGATGCAGATTTAGAAATATTAGAAATTAAGTCAGGTTCAGGTAAATATTCAAATACTTGTGGAAAAATATATTGTAAAAGTTCAGATGGAAAAGTAACAGTAAGCATTGGTTCGGGTTTATCAGATGAACAACGAGATGAATTATGGAATAACAAGGAAAAATATATCGGTTCGATTGTTGAATGTAATTATAACGAAAAAATTCAAGATAAACATGGTAATTATTCTTTATTTTTACCAATTTTTAAATTTTTTAGATTAGATAAAGATGTTGCAAATTCTTTTGACGAGATAAAATAAATAAAAATAAAATAAAAAAAAAGGTAAAAAATTATGAAAAAAGAACAAATAAAAGAAATAATTGAAGAAATACTTACTGAGGCTTTCAGTAAAAAATATGAAAAAATGTTAGATTGGTTTTTTGATAATTGGTTAGATAACGATGAAGATAATTTGGCAAAAGGTTCTCGAGCAAATTTAGAAAGCGAAATCCATTTATCCGCTAAAAAACATGGGTGGAACGCTGAGGGTAGTAAATTTATAACAATAGATAAGTGGTTCGATGAATTATTAAGCAACAAAGATAAAGAACCATTAGATGCATTATATAAAATTTATAAAAAATGGAAATAAGGGTTAAAAATGTATTATATAATTATATGTTATTTATTGTTATCTTTTTTGGTAGGAATGATATTAGTTAATAAAAATGATAGCTTATTAAGTATAGCAGAGATAGGATTGTTATTTTTATTAATGTTATTCTCACCTTTTACAATTATTTGGCTAGGATTTAAAGGTTTTAAATTATTAAAATCTGAACTTGATTGGTTAAATGAAAATCATTAGAATATTCAACAAAATTAGTCCTTTATATTAAAGGACTAATTTTGTTTTATTGGTTCATTAGTAGTACATTCCTTTCACTTTCTCAATTCAACCATATAATTTTATCATTTCATATAGTATGTACACTAAAAGGTAACTAAATATCTTTTTTCTTGACAAAACATATAAAATTGGTTATATTATAGATATAAAGAGAATGATAAACAAATTCAAAAGGAGTTAAATATGTTAATTTGGAGAAAAGAAGAACTTAAAAGCGAGTGCTTAGGTGGAAAATTACCAGAAGAACTAATTGATATGAAAGAGTTCAAAGGATATTATGTTGCTAAAATTTCTAAAACTTTTTATAAAAATGGTTATTCTGCTTGGGACGGACGTGTAGAACGAATTATTTGGAAAGTTAGAAAAATTGATACTGATATTGTAATTTGGTTTACAGGTTATACCAGAAAAGAAGCAATAGGTAATTTAGAACGAAATATCAAAAACTTTGGATATTGTAATAAACATGACTCTACATATCCTAAAGGATTTGCAAATGAAGAATGTCCATTATGCAGAAGAGATAAAAGAATACAAAATACATAATGAAAATCAAAGGAGTAATATATGTCAACAAGAAATTTTAGTACAAATAATTCATCTGTAATCTTTGCTTTTGGTGACGATGAATACGAATATATTTTTGATGAAATAAGAACATCAATTAAAAATGGTGGATTTGAATATGTCGACATGACTGAAATTGGTGAAACTATATATGATGGTGAAATTTTAGGTACTGTTTATTCACCAAGTAAATCATACAAAGAATTTTCAGTTGAATTGAAATTAGATATAATTGTTAGGTCTGGCTATTATGAAGGCGGAAACTTTGATTGGGATTTAACACTTGATGTTGAAGGCGAGACATACGAATATGAAAATGGTGAGTTTGATTATGAAAATATAGCTAAAGATTTAATGTATACATACGATTATTCAGAAAAAAAAGCTGAGCAGTATGCTGGATATATCAAAACATTTATTGATTCTGAGGCTGAGGAAATTATAATTAAAACTGAACGTATAATTTCAGAAAACACAACAAAATTAGGAATATCAGCTCAATTTTCAAATGGAGAAACTTGGTATACAAAAATATCTTAATCTTTTCCTTGACTAAATAACATTAAATGGTTATATTATAGAGATAAAAGAAAATGATAATCGGAACAATTGATAAACAAATTGAGGTATTAAAAAATGAATTATAACAATTTAACAAAATCAGAATTAATAGAGCTTTTAAATGAAAAATCAATCAATGAAAAATTTGCTACTGATAATTCAAACTCTGCTAGACTATCAATGCAAAGGGTAATAAATAAATCTAAATGTGATTGGCAACAAGAGCATTTCGTAGTGACTTTCTTAAATGCTAAATTAAAAGAAATAGATACTCAAATTGTGTTTATTGGACATCAAACTGCTAGCATAGTTTCTGCAAAAGAGATTTTTAGAAGAGCATTAAAAATGAATGCAAATTCAATCATAGTCGGACACAATCACCCAACGCTCGATGTTTCACCAAGTGAGAATGATAATAAAGTAACAACTAATTTGATAGAGGTTGGAAAAATGATTGGTATTCCTGTACATGATCATATTATTTTTACTAAATTTGACGAAATTTATTCATACAAAGAAAAAAGTTCTTTATTTTGAAATAAATAAGAATAAAATGAGGCTATAAATGTTAAAACGACAATTAGAAAAATTTATACAAGATTTTGGAGACCATTATCTATTTGAAAACTCTCTGGGTAGAATATGGCAACATTCTAAAAATGGGTTTATTCTAATGTCATCTTTTAGAGGAAATGATTTTAAAAAAAATATGAGTAATCATAAAGAATTAAAATCTATATTAAAAAGTAAAAATTTAGGTTTTTTTGAAGTTAATGGAGTATATAAATATGATAATGGTGATGTTGAAAATGAATTATCTGTATTTATTCCTTATAGAAAAGACAAATATACATTTAATGAATTCGTTGAAATAGGAAAGGCACTAAGAAAAAAATTTAACCAAGAAAGTATTTTAATTTCAGATAATAACGAAAACATATATTTACAATATTCAAATAAAAAAGAAACTATAGGTAAAAAAATTACAGTAGATAAAGTAGGATTTGCATATAGTCAACTAAGAACTGGTAGTCATAAAGACAGAACCTTTATAATTGAATCTGTCAGAAAACCATATAATCATATACAAGCTTATAAATTTAAAGCTGAAAATCTATTATTTTAAGGTAATTATTATGTTAAAAAGAAATTTAAAAGAAAGTTCATTGAGTAGAATATGGCAACATACAAAATCTCACGATAGTGGAACTATAACAGCATTTAGATATGCTAAGGATTGTAATACTGGAGAAGTTTTTACAAAATCTGAAAATAAAACTAATAATAATATTCTAAAAGGAAAATTATTAAAGTTAGGATATGGAGTTACTGCTATTGCAGGAACTTATATTGAAAATTATGGAACAGATAACGAAAAAGAAGTAAAAGAGGATAGTTATATCGTAGTAGATTTAAAAGATACTGGAAATTTAAAAAAAGATTTAATAAAATTAGGAACTGAATTTGAACAAGATAGTATTACATATCAAAAATTAGGTGGAAGTTATGAACTAATTTCAAGTAATAAATGCCCTCAAGGTTATCCGGGTAAAGGTAAGATTGGTGTTTCTTTAAAATTAGGAAAACCAATGTTCGGCAAATCTGGTGAATTTCATAGTAAAATAAACGGAAGACCATTTGTATTTGAAAGCTCATTGCAAGAAAATTTACATACATTAAATAAATTTTCAATTGCTGAAATCAGGTCCTTTGATTATTGGGCAAAGGAAACAATTATAAAATAAGAAGGTTATATGTTAAAAAGAAATTTAAGTGAAGTTTATTTTGGTGGTCAAACATTTGACATACAAAAAAACCCTGATTATGTAAAATATTTAGAGCCTATTATATCTAAATTAAAAAAATCTAGCAAATTAGTTTTTAAAAAATCAACTGGCGTAGTGTTATCATTAAAAGGAAATTTAAAAACTGGAATTAAAAATTATAATTCTGCTGTTGCTAAGGATAAAGAAATTATTATTTCGACTAGTAGTAAAAAAGAAATTCAATCATTTTTACAATCTTTTCATAATCCTATATTTGTGACAAAAAATGGTGAGTTTCCTTTATCGCAGTTAGATAAAAGTCCTTTTACTATTGGTAGTAAAAAAGATACTCACAAAAAAACTGAGTGTAGTGAAATATGTAGTTTAATAGCATGTAAACTAATGTCAATAGGAAATGGTGAGGTTTTAAATAATGAAAATCAATTTAAAAAAATATTAAAAACTTATGTGTCCTCCGCGGTATATAAATTATACGAAACCAATTATTGGAAATCTGCAAAAATACAGGCCAAATTGTTAGTTGATTCCTTATATTTTGATTCAAGTATAAATTATACTTTTGTTATGCGAGATAACGCAGATATTAAAAAAATGTATCAAACTGCGATAAAATTAATCAAAAAAACTGGTTTAAAATATAGTTATGATGACTGGAACCCTGCGGATATGTGGGCATATAGATCAGTGAGTGACATCACCAATCTTAGTGAAATTAATAATATTATTAAATATAATGAAACGGTGAATTTGTTAATAAAAGAGAAAAAGTTATTGCCAATTTCATTAAAGTTAATAAAAGGCGATACTGGTAAATGTACAAAAATACTTATGAATAGTACAAACAATTTATACCTTAGAGGCATATCTTCAATAGACTTATCATCATCATTAAATAATTTAATTATATATTCTAATGGTTCGAATAATGATAAATTTGGAGTAAGATTAGGATATAAACGAAATAAAAATTCTGCGATAATAGATGCTGAGGGTAGAATGAAAAATGCAGGGGTTCAATTAGGTGGAATTAATAAAGGTATTTATTTAAAATATATGAATGATTATACAAATGGTGTTATAGATGGTATACAGAATTTAGGAAATGATGAAGAAAAAAAGAGGAAAATAATTGAAAAATATATAACTATTTTTACCAACGTAAAATCTAAATTTGGTAACAAATTAAAAATTAAGGATAATACAGGGCGAAATGCATTTCATAATATAAGCGAGATAGAAAGTGTTAATCATTGGTTAAGTCTAAATAATGTTGATATTAGTAGAGGTTTAGTAATGATTTCTAATTTATATGCAATATATTATATGTTTACGAATGGACATATTAATAATTATTTTTATGATATGTTTTTATACTCTCAAAAAATCACCGAAATTGGAACTGATTATTTAAAATTATACTAAAAAACTAAATAAAAAAATGAGGCGAAAAAATGAACATGAAAGAAATTGTAAACGAAGTACTAAACCGAACTAATTTAACTGAATCAGAAATTTTACAAATTGATGAAAAAACTAGTGAATTGGTATTGAACTCAATGAAAGAACTAGTTTTAAAATTAAACAAGGATAAAAAATTAAAATTATCTAAAGAAGAACTAGAGAATATTACTAAACATGCTGCAGATGTTTTTCAGAAATCTATTAAAAAATCAGTTACTGAACAATATTTAAAAGAATTTAATTTAAAGTTAAATAACGATGATTATTACGAGGTTCTTGTTCAATATTTAGAAAAAGACAGAAATGATTATATTGGTGAATTTATGTATGACCATGCTGGTAGTGATGCTGCATTGCCTGACGAGGTTGTAGAGGAATGGTTAGATCGAATGGACTATGAGACATTAAGAGACTGTGTGTTATGGATTTTGAAAAAAGATAAAAAAACAATGAATAAAATAATATCAAAATTTAAAAAATAATGTATATAATATCCTGCATTAACTATCAAATATTCAGTTAATGCAGGACTAATAAGACAAAGGAGTATAAAGAATGAAATTATTAAGCTGGGAATTTATCGAGGATCACTTTGGGTACAATAAAAAAACTATCAAAAAAGACCAAAGTTACAATTTATTAAAACCAATTGAGGTTGGTGTTCCTGTATTTCATGTTATGAAAAAATTAAAAGAATTTACATTTACTGAAGAGGATTTGATGTGGGACAAAACTATAAAGTTCAATCAAGCGTCTTTAAAATTCAAAGAAAATTATAACAAAGCTATTAATTTAGAATTTGAATTAAAATCTGAAAAAGGACATAGAATTATGTCCTCAATACTTTATGATTTTGTAAATGACCCAGTCAATACAGATTCATTAGGTGATAACTGGAAACCAATGATTTTTAAAAAATAGGTAATTATGTTAAAACGACATTTACACGAAAAAATCAGGCTCGCTAGTATTTCTAAAAAAATTACCAATTTAGAATACGAAAATATATGTAAATTCTTAAATATATTAGTTACTAACAAAAATATAAAAAATTGGGGATTTGATATATTAATTAATAAAAACTCTATTAAAAATCAGATTTTAATAGAGTTGAATTTTTTAGAGTTGTTTAATAATGATAATAGACGAGAATATATATTAAACATTTTATCTACAACATATATAAAATCTACTCAAACTACTCGATTATTAGGTCCTCAATCCTCACCTAAGTCAGGGTCTTTGGGTTTATCTAAAATAAAATTCAGTAATATAAATACCCCTATATTTGCTCGAGTATACGGAGCAAAAAGAGGTGGACGACATATAAGTGACACTGATGAAAAAGAGGCACTGACTATAAAGATGTACAGAGCGAATTTAGGCATTGATTCTTTTTCAAATAGTTCAATTTCTAAATATAAAGAAAAATTAGTCAAAACCGATACTACTTATGAGTTAGGTGAATCCACTGAGAAAAAAATAAATGAATTTATTTTTTTATCTAGTCAAAATAAAACAACTATGCGATACTGGAATGAAAGTTTATCTATAGCAAATAAATTACAAGAAACTTATAAATCACAGGAGTTTTTTTTAATTCGGAATGATTTATATAATAATATTAGAAAACTTTTTATGGATATACAAAAATCTACAAAAAATAAAAAAATTAGTATATTAGTAGATAAATGGAACCCCGGTGATGCATATTTAATAAATAAACAACAAGTACATAATATTGAATTGAATATAAATAAATTAATTCTTGAAAATAAAACCAAAGTAATTTCAATTGATTTACTTAATAATTTATTTAGTTCTAGTTATGGTAATACAAATAAATTAACCTCTATTTCATTAAAGGGTGAGCTTGCTCAAGGTGGTAAAGCAAAGGGCATTTTGAAAAAATATAAAACCAAAGATATGGATTTTAATATTACAGAAACTGAATATAATTATAATTACACTCAATATGTTAATAAAATTAAACAGATGGACTCTCAGTTTATCCAGTTATTAAGACATGTATATTTACCAATAAATATAAATTTTTTTACCCAAATAAAAAAATCGAATAATTATATAAATAAAATTAGAACTAAATTTACTAATATGAAAATACTAATGTTTATTGTAAGAGCAGCCGAAAAAGAGAATGTTAATATATATAAAATATTAATGAGTGTATTTAGGTTTGGATTGTCTATGACTAAAATATCCTCACATTTTTTTAAATTAAGTGGAGATTCAAAATATGGACAAGCAAAGGTATTAAATTTTAATAATCATAATTCTATAACTTATGATAATATTAACACATTAAAAATTGATAATTCAAGTACATTAGCTTCTCATATACGAATTAGCGCAGATTTAAATTTTAATACTGAAATAAAACCCATTAAAATGCAAATTAGAAGTAATGGAAATATACAAAGTACAATAGAAATTCAATCATTTTAAAATTAGAGGTATATATGCTCAAACGAAAATTAAATGAAAGTCAGAGATCTAAAAATTATTATGATTTATCAAAATATCCTGGTAAATATTTATTACCAAAATCTTTTTGGTTTAATGTTAGTCAAAAGACCATAGAAGGTTTAAATTATTTGGTACACGACAAAAAACAAATTATGAAATTTGGGAAAAAATCAATTGAATTAACCGAAGCATTTAAATTGATAAAAAGTACTACGAATAACGGACACCTTTATAGAGGTTTATATTTAAATGAAATTGATGAGTTTTTAAATAATAAAACTACGAAAACTGAGAATTACTTTTCTTTTTCAGAAGATTTAAAAGTAGCTAAAGGATTTGCAGGACAAACAAAAACTATTTTAGTTTTGAATAAACCTAAAAATTTATTTCCATATTGGAAATTTGCAGTTGACGACAATAGGTTTTTAAAATATTTTTACCCAGAAGATTACGAGGATTATGATGGCCCAGGTTTATTAGAAACTGCTTTATATGAAAAAGAGTGGATTTTAAATATTTCTACAAAATTAAGAAAAATACATACAGAGAAAAAATCAGGTTATCAATTTATACATGTCATTTTAGACTAAAATAGCCTTACCATAATTAAATAGTCCTTTAGAAAAATCCTAAAGGACTATTTTTGTTTATTTAATTCTTTTTTATTGACAAAACATATTTAATTGGTTATATTATAATCATAATAAAAACAAAAGAGGTAATAAATGGAAGTTAAAATGTCACTAGAAATATTCATTTCAACAGATGAGATTAAAATTGCAACAAAAAAGTCGTTTAAAGAACTAAAAGAATTATTTAAACCAATAATTGATCAAAGAATAAATATTGTTAATTTTACAGAAAGACCAAATGATTTTAATTTAGATTTTTTAAACTGGGACGAATTAAAAACAATTTATGGATTTACTAAATTCCAAGCACATATAATTTATAACTATATGATGTATAATAAAATTGATATTTTAAGGATAACCAAATGAAAAAATCAACCTTACAAAATAAAGTAAAACAATTACAAAAACGATTAAGAAAAATAAATCGTGAACAATATATTGATTATTCTAAATTTAAAGCCGATGAAACATGGAGCCTTGATATAACTATGGCTAAATTTATTCTACCAAGGATTAAAGAGTACGATAGATTAGCAAGTAAACAAATTGAATTTTCAGATGAATATAAAAACAATATACAAAATATCATAAAAGCATTTGAAATGATACTTGAAGATGAAAGTGAGAAAACTGATTATATAATTAGCAATGATGACGAGAAATTTATTCAAGAACAAATGATAAGTTTCGGTAAATTATTCAGATATTTGTGGTGGTAAATAAAATGAGTGAAATAATAATAACTGAACAATATTTAAAAAACAACCCTGACCATATATTTGTATTTGGCGATAACTTATTAAGATATGGAACTGGTGGAGCTGCTAAATTAAGATATATGCCTAATACTTATGGATTTATTACTAAAAAAGCACCAACATATAAAGATGAAGATTTTTATAGTCCACATGATTATGCATCGGTTTTTAATGATGAAATGATAAAATTATGGGCTGAAATTACTTCAAATAGAGATAAAGTTTATTTAATTTCTAAAATCGGCGCTGGTATTGCAAATAAACATAATATTTGGAAATATGTAATTGAACCAAGATTAGAAAAACTTAGACAAATAAATGAACCGAATGTTAAATTTTTATATGAAAGGAGGCAATAAATGTTAATAATAAGACCAAGAAGAGTATTAGAATTTATAGGTGGTGAAATAGAAATTAAAGAAACTATTACAGAAGAATATAGAATTATTAAACGAATACAGAAATTAAAAAATAATAAAGAAATTGAACAGTATACACCACAAGTAAAAATAATATCGTTTATTCCAAGATGGTTACCATTTTTAAAAGAAAAACAAGAAATTGAGTGGGAAAATATACGTGATTTTTCTGCTTCGTGTGAGAAACCTGACATATATGAGGAATTTGATAGTACTTGGTATAAAAATAAATCAGATGCGGAGCAATTACTTAAAAATTATATAAAATTTAATGAAAATAAAGTAATTGAAACTAAATATACTGGAGTAATAAAATGAAATATATTTATTTAGACCAAGTTAATTCACATGTTTTCAGTGCTGGCGAAGTCCATGTTAACATTAGTAATTACTTACCATTAGAAGATGACCATTATACAATTATGGCAACGATTAAAAATTCAGATGACTTAATGAAATTGTTGTTATTAGAAGATGCTATACGAAATGAACTTGGTGATTATGAATTACATCTAAATATACCTTATGTTCCTTATGCTAGGCAGGATAGAGTATGTGCTAAGGGAGATGCATTTTCATTATCAGTATTTGCAAGAATGGTAAATTCTTGTAATTTTACATCGGTTTCTGTACTTGATCCACATAGTAAGCAAGTAGAAATGTATATTGATAATATTAAAGTATATAATAATTTTGCTTATGTAAAACATATGCTAAAAAAATATAAAATTAAGGAATTTAATTTGGTTGCACCAGATAAAGGAGCTACTAATAAAATTAATAAATTGGCACATTTTTTAAAAGAAAATAGTGATTTTAGTGTTAATAATATTATTCAATTTGACAAAAAAAGAGATATGAAAACAGGAAAAATAATAAGTTATGATATTCAAAAACAGGATAAATTAAAACCAGATGGATTTATTAATATTATCGTTGACGATATATGTGATGGCGGTAGAACATTCATAGAAGCAGGAAAAATATTAAATGATTTAGGCAGCGATAAAAATATATTATTCGTAACGCATGGAATCTTTAGTAAAGGCACAGGAGAACTAAATAATTATTTTTATTCAATTGCAACGTCCAATTCATTAGGTAATAATAGAAATATTGAATATGTAGATTTTTTATTTTATCAATGATGAACTAAATTTATACAAAAATATGAAAATTGGCAGAAATTAAAAAGGACAAAAATACGATATAATTAAAATGGAGTAAAAATGGCTAGAACAAAAGTATTACCTGAACATAATGTAATGGAGTTTACAGATTTTTATAAGACAGGACATAAAAATCAATATCCAAAAGGGACTAATATTGTATATAGTAACCTAACACCAAGAAGTAATAAGTATGCTATTTCAGATAAGATGGTTGTTTTTAATATTCAACATTTTATTATGAAACAATTAATGCATAATTGGAAAATCGGATTTTTTGACAGACCAATTGAAGATGTATTATATGATTATAAAAGACGTATGGACACCTCTTTGGGCAAAGACTCTATTCCAGTTGACCATATTGAAGAACTTCATAATCTTGGATATTTACCTTTAGAGATTAAAGCGTTAAAAGAGGGCACAAGAGTTCCAATGAGAGTACCTATTTTAACCATATCCAACACAATTGATAAATTTTTCTGGTTAACAAATTATGTAGAAACTTTAATGAGTGCTGAATTATGGCAACCGATGGTATCTGCTTCAACTGCTTATGAATATAGAAAAGAATTTGATAGACATGCAGAATTAACTGGTTATACAGAATGGGATGTTACTCAATTTCAAGGGCATGATTTTTCTTTTAGAGGTATGCCTGGTGTAGAAGCTGCAATGTCATCTGGTGCAGGTCATTTATTATCATTTACTGGAACTGATACAATACCATCATTAGGTTGGCTAGAACATTATTATGGAGCTGATGCAGAAAAAGAATTGATTGGTACTTCTGTACCAGCCACAGAACATAGCGTTTCTTGCGCATCAGGTAAAGAAAATGAATTAGAGTTTTTCAAAAAACTAATAACTGAAATATATCCAAATGGAATTGTAAGTATTGTAAGTGATACCTGGGACTATTGGAAAGTAATTACTGAATTTTTACCGGCTTTAAAAGATGATATTATGAATAGAAGTGGAGGTTTTCCGGTAGATAGAGTAGTAATAAGACCTGACAGTGGAAATCCAGTAGATATTATATGTGGAACTTTACATGATATTGTAGATTTTACAGATGATTGTGATACATACGAAAAATTTTCACGTTGGGCGCAAGAGACTATAGTTGATGACATCAGAGAAAATACCCCACACGGCGAACTTGGTGATAGTAAAGCATATCAAATTTTTAAATGGAATGATAAATACTATAAAGTTTCAGTTTCAATTGATTGGAATAGACACGACAAACAATATTATTACGAAGATGGTTCAGAAGTAACAAATATAGAAGAAGTTGAATTAACACCAGAACAAAAAGGTACTTACGAAATGATGTGGGAAAATTTCGGTGGGACTATAAATGAGAAAGGATATAAAGTACTAGATAGTCATATCGGACTTATATATGGTGACTCTATCACTTTTGATAGACAAAAAGAGATTTTAAAGAGATTAGAAAATAAAGGATTCTGTGCATCAAACCTTGTACTTGGCATAGGAAGTTATACATACCAATATGTGACACGAGATTCATACGGTACTGCGGTTAAGGCAACATATACCGAGGTTAATGAAAAAGGTTTTAATATCTTCAAAGACCCAAAAACTGATGATGGAATGAAAAAATCTGCAAAAGGTTTATTAGGTGTTTCTAAATTACCAGATGGCGAATTGGCTTTAATGGACGAATTAGAAAAAGGAAAATCTGCTATAAATGAACAACTCGAATTAGTATGGAAAGACGGAGTATTTCATAGAACACAAACATTACAAGAAATTAGAGATATTTTAAAAACACAATAATCTTTAAACAAATTCCTTGTATATTTCATTTATATACAAGGAATTTTTAATTTTCTTTTAAAAATAGTCCTTTGTCAAACATCATATAAACAAAGGACTATTTTTGTTTAATTACCTATTTCCTAGCCATTTCTGGTCACTTACTCAATCCAACCATATATTTTTATCATTTCAGATAAGATGTACACTATTTAACACGTTTGGGTACTATTAAAAAATACATTTAATAAATCTTTTTTCTTGACAAAACATATAAAATTGGTTATATTATAATCATAATAAAGAGAATAATAAACAAATTCAAATAGGAGTATTAAATGAGTGGACAAGATAAAATTTATCAAATGATAACTGATATAATTGTTGAAAAAATTGAAAAGTCTATTGAAAATAAAGAACCATTTAGTTGGACTAAAACTTGGGAAGGTGGACATCTTACTCCAATGAATTTAACTACTGGAAAACCTTATACAGGTGTTAATGTTTTATTATTATCAGATAGATTCAGTAACCCATATTTCCTTACTTATAAACAATTAAAATCAATTGGTGGAAGTTTAAAAAAAGAAAAAGGAATTAAATCAACACCTATTGTATTTTGGAATACATTCGAAAAAAATAAATTCAAGAAAAATAAAACTAAAGAACAAAAGAAAAAAGATACTGTTTGGTTTCTTAAATATTTTAATGTTTATAATGTTGAACAATGTGAAGGTATTGAACACAAAAGATTAGATGAATTAAAAACAGAAATTAAAAATACCAATAAATTTGAAAATATTGTTGAGTTTGATACAATGGTGAAAAATTACGGAATTGATATAACTCATAATGAACAAAGAGCATATTATTCACCTGGGCAAGATTTTATCAATATGCCAATTAAAGAAAGTTTCAAATCAACAGGAAATTATTACAATACATTGGCACACGAATTAACTCATTCTACTGGACACGAGGCAAGATTAAACAGAAAAGAAATATCTGAAATGACAATAGCTGCGAAAAATGATGGATATGCGATTGAAGAATGTGTTGCTGAGATTGGAGCTAGTTTTATGAGTACAATATTCAATTTAAACATTTCACTTGACAATAATGTTGAATATTTAAAGGGTTGGATATATGCATTAAAAAATGATACAAAACTTTTATCTAAAGCATCGAGCAGAGCGCAAAATGCTACTGATTATTTATTAAAATTTAAAGAGGCTTAGAATGAGTGCTTTACAGTTTATAAAAAATATATTCAAAAGAACACCAAATGTTTTCGATATGGCAAAGTTAATAAGATTTATCGTATATAAAACTGATTATTCTGAAAAGAAAACATTAGGCTTAAGTGGAACTAGATTTACTTTTACTAAAAAATTTAAAGTACCAAATACAATTTACACAATTATTTTTAATCATTTAATCAGAGGCTCGTTGGTTGAAATTGTACAAAATGAAGAAGTTATATGTGGATATGTGGACCAAACAGAACAATGGAATTTTCCAGGTTTTGGCTTAAATGATATTGATAATAATTTAACAAAGGAACAAATGGAATGTATAATAACTGAACTTAAAAAAATTAAAAAAGGTACTTAAAATGAAAAAATATGTAATTAATGAAAATGGATATATAACTGGATATATAGACAGATATATTAATATTGAGGCAGAAAGTCAACAAGAGGCCCTAGATAAATTATCAAAATATGGCAAATGGGCATTTAATTATAGTGAAAACGTAGATACAGATGACGATTATATTGAATTTAATATTATTAAAGAAGTTGATAGTTTTGAGGACGAAGAAGTTGTAGATCCAAAAGAAAAAATAACAATATCAAAAAAAGAATACAAACAATTATTAGAGGATCAAATATTATTAAATAAATTAAAAGCTGCTGGAGTTGATAACTGGGAAGATTATCACGAAATAGACAATGATTAAATATATAAAACGATATTTTTAACGGAATGCAATAATAAGGAATAATATGTATACATTTTCAGATGACATAATTTTCAATACGATAATAGACAAAGATTATTACGAAAAATACCAAGAATATTTAGTACCAGAAATATTTCACGACCAAAAACACAAAAAAATAATAACTACCATACAAAAGCATTTTGAAGATAATGTTTTTTTATCTTTTACTGATTTACAGATATTATTTAAAAATGAAATGAATAATAGTAATATAGCCGAACAAAGTGAATTGATAGAATATTTAAGAACAGCAGAAAAAGATTATAAATTTGGCTCAGTTACTAATGAAGTAATGAATCAAGAAACAGAAAAATATATCAAAACTGCTAGGTATAAAAACGCACTTATTAAAGGTACAGAGTATTTAGATAATACTGATGATATGAACAAATCTTTGTCTAATATGGAAGAGGCAATTTCAGTAGACTTCAATGATGATGACATTTATGATTTTTCAGATGAAAAAAATATTAGAGACCGTTTTAGTAAACAAGATAGTTTAAATTTAGTTAAAACTGGATTTAAACCTTTCGACGATATGATGGGTGGAGGTTTAGAAAAGAAAACATTTAATGTTATTATGAGCCCTACAAATCACGGTAAAACTCTAACATTAGCAGCACTTGCTGCATCTTGTATAAGGTCAGGTTTAAATGTTTCAATTTTTACTATGGAAATATCCAAGGAAAAATATGCAGAGAGAATAGATGCTAATATATTACAACAAAGCACATTTAAATTCAAATATGGTGATTCAGAACAATATATTACCAAATTACGAGATGAAATCCAAGATGAAACAAATAATTATGGAAAACTTTTCATTAATGATAATTCATTTACTAATGTAATTACAATGAAAAAAGAATTAAAACGAATTAAAATGAAATTTGGTTTTTACCCTGACATTATATTTTTAGATTATATTACAATTGCAAAATCTATCGTAATGAATAAAGGTAATTCAAAAACTTATGAATTGATTGCATCAATGGTTAATGAGTTCAGAGGACATATTGCAAAGGAATTTGATTTGCCTATAATGTCTGCAATGCAATCTGGTAGAGATGCAGATAAAGCAATTGAAGAGAGTGAAAAATCTGCAGGATCTGCTACTGTAGAATTATCAAGTAATAATGTATCGGGAAGTTATGATAGCGTTGCTGAGGTGGATACTTTAATATCTCAAGTTAAATCTGCAAAAATAGATAATGTTCAAACTGATAATGAAATAGATTTAATTTATACTTGGAGTTTTGCTAAGAAACGACATAGTACAAATGTTGAATATATGAAAGTTGGTGTTAATGTTTCTAAACAAACTTTATATCCTTTAAATAATTTCAATAATGTTGAAATTGCAAATCAGAACGCAATAGATGAAAAAGAGGCGAGGTCAATAGTTAAAGAGTCATTAATTAATTTTGATTTTTAAATAAATAAAAAGAAAAAAGGTTAATTAATGTCAAATATATTAGAATGGTTTACTTTTAAACAAAAAGATGATAAAAATAAGGTTGAAAAAACCACTCAAATGAGTGATAACAAAAAAATCAAAGACCCAAAAGATCAAGATTCTTTAGTGGTTAGAGATGTAACAGATGAATTTAGTTGGCGAGAATTAAATTACGATATAGAAAATCGTAAACAAGATGATGCTAAATTATTATGGTTGCAATATGCAGACAATGGAATCATAGATTTTTGTTTAGATGAAATATTAAATGAAGTTATTCCTATGGACGAAGCTAAATTTAATTTTATTTTAAATAAATCGTTATTAGAAAAAAATCACAAAGAAATAATACCAGAAATTGAACGTTCTATAACTAAAATAGTATCATACTTAGGGTTTGAAGATAATTATATACTTGAAGATAATTTTAGAGCATTTATGACAATAGGTCAATTATTTTTCGAGAACATTTACGATAAAAAAGATCTGAAAAAAGGTATTATTTCAATGAAACCGCTTTCTCCTTTTGGAATGCTAAAAATCAAAGATGAAAAAACAGGAAAATATTACTATAAATATAAAAATAGTGATATTACAAGCGAGGAACCAAGAAAACGAATACAATCAATGAACTCTATTTTAATTAAAAAACACAAATCTTTTGATGCTAATATATTTAAAGAAAAGAAAGATGTCTATTTAACTGAACAAATTTCAACATGTAATACAGGTAAATACTCCGAAACATTAGGCACATATAAATCTTATATACACGGAGCAATTGCAGATGTTAATAAATTAAACTTGATTGAAGATTCGGTTGTAATTTATAGGTTGAATAAATCGGGCGATAAAACTATATTTAATGTATATACAGGGCACCTAAAACCTGCCGATCAAGAAAAATATGTTGAAAAATTAAAATTAAAATATAATCAACGCTTATACTATGATGCAAATAAAGGTGAATTACAAAATCAAAAAGATACTAGAATTTTAAATGAAAATTATTGGTTTCCAGTGGATGCTCAGGGAAATCAAACTACGATGGACACACAACAAGGTAATCAATTTTCAGTTGGTGAATTAACAGATTTAATGTATTTTAAGGATAAAATCGCAGAACACTTCAGAGTACCTCATAATAGATTGAGACACAACGAAGAGGGTGGTAGTGAATTTTCTATATTTAGTGCTAATAATATTCAGATGGATAAAAACGATATTCGTTTTAGAAAGGCCTCACTAAGAAAATTTTTAATGTTTCAAGATTTAATTATAGATGCAGTTAAATCAGATTTGGTTATACAAGAAATTATTTCACCAGGTGATTTTGATTTACTAAGACCTTTAATTAAATTTCAACACCCTACAGAGGATAACTTTGCTAATTCTGCAGAACAAACTAGAATGGAAAATAACAATAACATTGCAGAAAGTTTTGAAAGTGCAATTGAAAAGGGGTATATATCAAAACAATGGGTGAAAGATAATGTATATAAACAAAGTAAAGAGGTTCAAGCTCAAATAAAAAAAGAAATAGAGCAAGAAAAAAAAGAAAACCCTGACGAAGATTATTAAAATAAAAGGAGTAACAAAATGACTAATTACAAAAATGTGTTTAATGATAACGAATGTAAATTATTAGAAAAATTAGGTTTTGGTGGGAATAGGATAGAGTATAGAAAATTTGATATGATAGAAGAAAAATATTATTCTGCTAAAATGGAAAATAAAAAAATAATATTAACTAAATATGATCTTCACAAAAAATACGAAATGGATTTTACATTTAAAACGGTTAGAGAAGTATTAAATTTTGTTAACAATAAATTTAGGTTATAAATATCCTTGACTAATTACTCCTTTTTGGTTATATTATAGATATAACCAAAAAGGAGATGTTTGTGAAAAAGAAAAATATAGCAATTATTGGTGGCAGAGATTTTACTGATTATAAATTACAAACAAATAAAAAGAAATAAAACTAATGACTTTAACTAGAACAGAAAGACATATAATTAAACAAAGAGATACTAATTTAGACGATTTAATGTTTAAAAGTAAGAATTTGTATAACTTTGTTAACTATATTTTGAGACAAGTTTTCTATGAAAAGTTAGAGTTAATACCTGAATATAGTGACATAGTTACTGATTTTAAATCAGTTAAATCAGGTAAAATTTACAAGACAATAAATCAATTTTCTTTGATTACTAGACTAACTAAATTAAACCAGATTGACTTTAGAGAACTACCTAGTAATACGTCTCAACAAATAATCTTTACTTTATTTAAAAACTGGAAGTCATTTTATAAAGGTGTTTTGGCTTATAGTAAAAATCCAAAGAAGTTTAAATCTTTACCTAAAGTACCTGGGTACAAAGACAAACCCAATGGTAGAAATTTATTGGTTTTTACTACCCAACAAGTAAAACTAAAAGATGGATTTGTACATTTTCCTAAAAAAGTAAATATATCTCCTGTTAAAACCCGAGTGAACAATCTAAAACAAGTAAGACTTTTACCTCGATTTGGTTACTACGTTTTAGAAATAGTATACAACAAAGAAGTAAAATTAAAAAAATTAAACACTAAAAAGTATTTATCTCTTGACTTAGGTGTGAATAACTTACTTGTAACTTCAGACGGACAAATCGTCAACGGCAAGATAGTTAAGAGTATAAATGCTTATTACAATAAAACTAAAGCAAGGTTACAATCATTACTTCCTCACAAACAATTTACTAGCAAAAAACTAGAACGAATTACTTTTAGACGAACAAATAAAATCAGTGATTATATGCACAAAACAAGTAAATATATAGTTGATTATTGTGTCGAAAATAAAGTAGGTAATTTAGTAATTGGTTACAATAAAGGTTGGAAACAAAATGTACAAATAGGTAAAAAGAATAACCAAAATTTTGTTTCAATTCCTTATTTAAAGCTTGTACAAATGATACAATATAAAAGTGAAGAAGTAGGACTATATGTTACTTTAAATGAAGAAAGTTATACAAGTAAGGTAGATGCTTTAGCCAAAGAACCATTAAAGTTTAGTGAAAATTATTTAGGTAAAAGAGTTAAGCGAGGACTATTTCAAAGTAGTACAGGACGACTTTTAAATGCAGACCTAAATGGAGCACTAAATGGAGCACTAAACATACTAAGAAAAGTAATCGGTGATGGTTTTATAGACCTAGTCGATAAGAGCTGTGTCGGTCAGCCAAGGAAAGTTAGTTTTACATAAAAGTAAACTAATGGAACTAAATACTTTTATAAAAATTTATACATAATTATATAAAAGTGATCCGATTCAGATATAATTTTTGCTTGTTGGGGACGGAAAATCTAAAGGTACACAACATAGTATCAAATTAGCTTATAAAAATAACAAACAATTATATATTATAAAATATTGATAATGCCTAGATACAAGCACATAAAAGATTTTAAACCTTTTTTAAAAAATATACAAAAATATGTTAATGGAAAAAAAGGAATTAATGAGAAGTTGGTTTCTCGTAGTTCGTTGGAAGCCAGTTGGTTTCTAAATTTTGATTCAGATGAAAAAGTAACAAGTTGGTCTAGTGAGAATTTAATAATTTCATACAATAAGCCCATTTTTGAGATTACTCAAGATGGGCTTTTCTTTAAACATTATGAGGTTAGAAATTATTATGTAGATGTTGTATTCAAATATAATAACGGAATTACTTTTATAGGAGAAATAAAACCTTTAAGTTTTTGTTTTCCGCCAAAACCACCTAAACAAAATCGCAAAAAGTCCATTCTCAATTATTATAATGCATTACAAGATTTTTATGTAAATAAAGCAAAATGGATTGCTGTACTAAATAAAATAAATAATAAAAAAAATTTCAAATTTGTTTTGCTTACGGAAAGTAAGATTTTAAATTTTGACGAAAAAATGTTAGAAATATATAAAAAATTGGAAGCTGTTTATGAATTTAAAAACAACCCTTCAAAAAAGCAAAGAAAGAGTAGCGAAAAATTATGATAAATTAAAATCAAAATTTAATAAAAATTATATTGGCCACCCGACCAAATTAAAAAAAATTTTCAATCCATCTTATGCATATACAATGCAATATAAAAATCCTATTAGTAACCCACATATTTTTGATTCTACTCCACATGTTATTTTTTTAGGTTTTTCTTTGAAATATCCACATTTGGCAATAGGTATTAATTTTCATTGGTTATCTTCATCTCATGCTACAGATATTTGGAATTGGTTATTAGATAATTATACTGATTATACTGATAACGGAGGTAACCCAGAATTTTTTAGTTTCCTTTTATATGATGAAATAAAAAGTAATCCTAAATTAAAGCCATTACAACAAGCAATAAGAGCTTATGATATTAAAAGTATATCAGGTATGAGGAAATTAACAGAAAAAGAATTACCGAATGCAATTAAAAAATTTAAATCAAATATTAAAAGAAGGTAAATGTGAATAAAAATATAATAGAAAACATATTTAAAAATATTAAGCAAAATAATATTTTGTTAGAAACAATAGAAATTAAATCTTTGTATAAATATTTAAACGAAAACTTAAATAATTCATTGTTAGAGAATTTAAAAGTAGCGAAAAACATAGAAGCAGTACTAAAAGATTTTGGATTTACACTTCCTAAAGATTTTAAAGGTATTAAAGCAATTGATTATTCAGATAGTGAAAAACATTTTAACGTTACAGATGACAGGAATAGAACTCAACCAAATAATATGGGTAAAATATTAAAACAAATTTTTCCTAAATTAAACGATAAATCACAAGATAAAATTTTAAATTACATTTTGGGTGATATTAAAGCAAAGAATAAAAAATCTAAAGTTAAATTTAAAATTCATAAAGATGTTACTAAACAATACTCTAAATGTTTAGCTGATTCATGCATGAAATATGAGTCGGAATTAATAAAAGTATATGATATAGAAAAAGATATTAATATATTAGTATTATATGATGAAAAAAATGTGTCAGTTGGTAGAGCTTTATTGTGGAGTAATACATCTAAAGGTACTTTTATGGACAGAATATATCCTGCTGAACATGATACCATTATTTCCTTATTTAATGAATATGCAGATAAAAAGAAATGGGTCAGGCGAACTAGTAATACCGCAGGAAACCAAAACACTACAAAAGGAAATATATCATATAAATTTAAAAATTGGGACAAAATAGAATATATGCCTTATATGGATACATTTGTTAGTGGATTTGAAGAGACTGGAATAATTACAAATTCATATAAAAACAAACCTGATTATGATTTTGAACAAGTAAAAGGAACAAAATTACATATTTTTAAGGGCGGTGATTGGCGAGAAGGTGAATGGGACCAAGATTATGATTTTATGAAAGGAACCTGGCACGATGGCCTTTTCGATAGTTCGTATTCAGTCAAAAAAGCGACTTGGAAAAATGGAACCTTTGACGGAGCTGAGTTTTCAGAAAGTAAGTGGGAAAGGGGAATATTTAAAGATGGCATATTTATAGAAAGTATCTGGAAACACGGAACTTTTAAAGGTGGAGAGTTTAGGGAATCAGAATGGCGAAATGGAACATTTGAATTTGGCGAGATGCGAGGTTCTAATTGGCATGATGGTGTTTTTTATAACGGAGATTTTAATTTTTCAAGTTGGTATGCAGGAGATTTTAAAGGTGGAGACTTTAACAATTCAGAGTGGAAATCAGGTAATTGGTTTGATAATGGTAGAACTAGATGGGGTAGAGGTAATAATATATGGAGTAAAAAATTTAGAAAATGGGTTGCAAGTCCAATAAACCCAATAAAATTTGCAGAATACGAAGAGGAAGCTGGCGATTTAGAAGAGTTATACGATGTGTTAAAACGATATAAATAGAAAATAAATTAATTAAAATCATTGACAAAAGAACTTTTTTTAATTATATTATAATAAAGAAAAAAAAATTAAAAAAAGGAGTAATAAAAATGACAGTAGATATTGGACAAACATGGTACGATGAACAAGATGAAATAACAATAAAGGTAAATTCATTGGTTACAAAAATAAATAAAAACAAACAAATAAAAAAGGAAACCATCGAATTTGTTAAATGCTCAGTAATCACACCAAAGAGCGAAAGAAAATATATCTATACCAATAATAGTATAGAATATAAGATAACTGAATTTATTGATGGTTTTTTAAAATTTAAAAGTAGAGGCATTTAATGAAATATGTTAATAAAAAAATATTTATACAAGAGATTGAAGACATTTTAAAGTTACAAGAAAAAATTGAAGATATTAATGATACAATAGGTTTAGAATTTAACCGAGGAATAGGTGAAATGTTATTAGAATTGGAATCTTTAAAGGTTGCAATATTTCAATCAAAATATAAAATTGAAGATACTTTAGAATATTGGTTATATGATTGTTCGATGGAAGGCAAAATTGTGGTAGATTCTGGCAAACCAACTGAACAGAATTTTCCAATAGAAACACCAGACGATATTTGGGTATATGCAAATTATTTATGGGACAATCGTACACAGGAAAAAAAGACAGCTGAACAAGAACCTAGCACTGAATTTATAGAATTATTTGAAGCGATGTTCGGGCATAAACCACAATAGACCATATATGAACCCTTAGTCAATAAAATCAGCAGTAAAGGTTCATAAGTGAACCCTTATAAGGAAATACAATGTTAAAACCTAGTAACATAAATACAATTTCACAAAATAAAATGACGAATAGTGATATTTCACCAGTCGAAAATTTATTAAATAAAGAAGTTGAGGATTCCAGTGGTTCACAAACAATAAAGGAACCATCATTGGTTCCTTTATCGGATTCAAAATATGGTGATGTTATTGTTGAACAAAGAAAAGATGCCGAGGGTATGATAGAAATTATTGATAATACCGAAAATCTAGTACGGCATTATCACATACACCCGAGCGGAACTTATATTAATATTGATAAAGATGGCAATATTATTCAGAAAACAAGTAACGATGAAATTAAAATTATTATGAATAATAAAGAAATTTTAATTAAAGGTGATAAAATTGAAGTTATTAAAGGCGATAAAAAAGTTGGGATTGATGGTGATATGAATATTGAGGTTGAAGGCAAAACCGAAATAACTTCTACTGGAGATATATTATTAGAATCTAAAGGAAATGTCGAGATTAAAGCAGCAGTTGACATTTTATTAAATTCATTAGATAGTAATTTATGGCATCCAAATGGATTAACTCAATGTTTATTTGCAGGTGTACCTCATAAATTAACAACTACATTAAAAGGAAGTTAATTTTGCCAGTTCTTAATAAATCAGATTTAAGTGATTATGTATACGAACAGATATATAACAAACAATCAACAAATAGAGTAGAAATTTTTGAATTATTAGCAAATTCAATTAATGATTGGTTTATATTAAAGACTAAGATTCCTGCAACATTAGATACTTATGATACCTCTACAAGTGCTTGGATTCCATCAGCACCAATTATTATATATGTCAATCCATTATTATCAGGTAGCGGTTTAATGAATGCTGTGACAGGAAATAATAATTATCAAAATGTTAATACTAATTTTTATAATGAATTATCAAGTGAGTGGAAATTAACAACAATAACAAATGGATCGGTTCCGCATCAGCATTATTTTTCAGACAATAGTATTCATTTTGTACCTTATGAAAATATTAGTAACCCTGAACCAACTGATTATTGGAGGTTATTAATATCGAACATGATTGACGGATTAACATTTCCATCAATTGGAGAAAATTTAAGTATAATTCCTAATGTTACTAGATATACAACATTAGATTTTATACAATTTACATAATTAAAAAAGAAAAGTAAAAAACGGAGTATTATTAATATTTTATAATTTAATATTTTATAATTCCTTACTCAAAATTAGTCCTTTATATTAAAGGACTAATTTTGTTTTATCGGTTCATTAGTAGTACATTCCTTTCACTTTCTTAGTCCAACCATATAATTTTATCATTTCACTATCAAAGTACACTAAAAGACACTTATGGAGAGGAAAAATAAATAAAATAAAATCAAGAGGTTATTTATGAAAAAAGGTTTTACATTAATAGAAGTGTTAGTTTCTAGCTTGATATTGGTTATTATTGTTGCTGGGACTTTTAATATGTATATAAATTATATAAAAATTCAAACCAATATTAAACAAAGGTTCAACGCCAATAGTATTATTAAAGAAATACAAGATAATATTTTTGGTATGCGCAGAGACGACACAGAGGTTTTTATTGAGAATATCAAAACCATAACAGTTGATAATACAAAATATAATGTCACTTATATTAAAACAAATTATGATTATAAAAAAATCGAGGGTTTATCGCAGGTAACTGGTGTTTTTTACAAAATCTATGTGAGCTGGGAAGGCACATATAATTCAGATAAAATAGGTTCGTGTTTTATAACATATTAGAGGTTATTTATGAAAAAAGGTTTTACATTAATAGAATTATTAGTCACATCAATAATTTCTACAATATTAATAGTATCAACAATAGTAATTTTTAATATTGGAATCGATATGTATTATAAAATATCAGATACTGTGAACATACAGAATTTATTGATTGTTCATACTGATAATATTAATAACAAAATAAAATCTTCAATTAATATAAATTCAAATAATAATGGTTTAATTATTACGAATATGGATTCTACATTAAGTTCATTTAATGTAATAGATGAACATCTGGTGGTGGACGGCAATATTGTTAATAAAGATTATATTTTTCAATTGATTAATAATGGTAGTAATTCAGAGACATTTAACTATTCTTTTAGAGTGGCATTCAAAAGGAATAATAAAATAATTTCAACCGATTTAATAAATGGATTTGTCCAACGAAGAAATAGTATAAAATTCTAGAAGAGGTATGGTATGAAAGGTAGTACATTTATAACAATAATCGTAATAGCAACAATTTTCATTATATTTAGTGGTGGTATCCACTTCGCCATAAATGCGAACGTGAAATTATCTGAAAATAATATCAAAAAAACTAAATTATATTACAAAGCCGAAACAGGTATCAAATATGCGAAACGATGGATTCAGGCTATACCAACAATTGTGTTTTTGGATAGTAATAGTTGTAAACTATACAAAAATTATTTCAATTCACATAATACAGACATATTATCTAATGAAAACATTTTAATTTATGTAGATTACTCTAGCAATAACAAATCTTGGTCTATTAAATCCATTGGAAAAATAAATGATAATTATTGTGAAATAAATTATTCTGGCATTACATCAATCTCACCATTAGAGAATTGTTATTTTAACAATAGTAAATCTAGTTTCGGTGGTAATAGATTTACTGCCTCACAGGTATTTTATGGTAAAACATATTGGAACACTAAAATTCCTATTAGTGCAAAAGGTAGAAGAAATACTACATTTTGGGGTCACGTAACAACAACTGCGGCACCAGGTGGAGCCTTAACAGGAAATAGGATTAAATCTACTAAAAATCATGCAGACTCTGGAAGTAATTTACCTTTTTGGAACACGAATGGTGTTAATTCAAAATTAACTAAGTATGCGTATGGATTGACTATATTTAAAGATTATGTTAGCATGACAGATATTCAATTAAGTAATTCATTGTCAGAGCAGACGTTTCGAGGTGGTTATACAGCAGATATTTCTTTACATAAAAGTCTGCCCAGTATTGCTTATAAGTATTCAGATATTATAAAATTAAATGCAGTTAGAAACTTAGGTCAGGGTACAGGTAATGTAGATATAATTTTTTATGTAAAAGAAAATATCGGTAAAGTTTCAATAAACGGTGTTATATATAATCAAACAGATCAAGATATAATAGCAATACCAAAAAATTATAATAACGTATATGTAAGGGGAGAGGTAACCAGTGATATATCAATAGCAACAGAATCGGACGATATAATATTAACTGGAAATCTATATCCAACTGAATATAAAAAAGATTTTACCAATTTAGAATCTAATTTTTTTAATAAAGTTCCTTACACTGGAATACATAATAACCATCCGGTTAATCAATTAAAAAATGTAAAAACGAATATTCAAATTGGTTTGTTAGCAGGATTAGATTTTACTACACAAGCAAATATCATAGTATCAAAAAATTTAATGATGGATTCTAAAAGCACTGGTATTATTATCGCCGGACTTTTTGCTCCTAACGGAAAATTTAAAAAGGATAATTTACAGTGGGCATATATAAATGATATAATGGTATATGGCGCCTTTATAGGAATGTCAGAGGGTATTACTTTAAAAAATACTGGATTTAACACATTATATATGTCGAGTGATACCTTTCTCAATGGATATAGAGCACCTGGTTTTAAATCTTCTATACATATAGATAAATTTGATAAATGTGAAATAAACGAATTTTCTAGTAATATGTTAAAATGGGATGTAAAATACTATACAAATTAGATTTTTTCATTGACAATTTAACATTAAATGGTTATATTATAATCATAACATTAAATGGTTATATTATAATCATAAAGAAAAATTAAAAAAAAGGAGTAACAAAATGATAAACAAATTAAAAAAGTTTTCAAAAAATATTGAGTCGATTAAAATTTTTACAAATAAAGAATTTAAACCGAATAAATCTAGTTTATTTGAAATAACTATTAGTAAGGCAAAAGTTGAATATTATAACAAATTTTACAAAAAATCTGAGGGTCACGAAAAACCAGAAATAATAATTGATAATAAGAAAAAGGTTATTTTTTCAACTCGAACATTCGCTAGAGTCAATAAATTCAAAATGAATTTCGCTAAATGTGGATATTTATACAAAGAATTTATTAACATTTTAATGTTATTAGAAAAAGAACCAATAAATCTTCATTTTTATAAAGAATCAGTAATTTATAAAAATGAAGATTTTGTCATTGAAATGAAACACAAAACTCAACCAATATCAAAAGAGATAAAAAATAAAGTTTCTCAAATTGATAAAAAATACAGTAAAATGTATAAATTTAAAAGAGGTGATATCGGTAAATTAATTTCTAAAAATAGAAAAAATTCAGATTGGATGTTACTTATTAAAAACAAAATTATTTTTGGGAATAATGAACGAAACGATAATTTCAGAGTTTATACAATTGATACTGATAATACTGAAACTTTCGCGATTACACTTAAAAATTTTCATAGTTTTTCTACATATATGCATTTAAAATTGGATATTTCATTAAGTAAAGATAATACAATTATAAAATTAGGTAAAAATTTATACTTAGCAAATTTAATTTTTAAAAATAAAGATTTAGAATTTATAACCAATACTTATTTATAAATAAAATAAACTAAAATAAACTAAAATAAACTAAAATAAACTAAAATAAACGAGTAACCGAAATGAAAATAACACATAAAAAAATTCAAGAAATAGTTGAAGAATTACTAAATGAAAATAGTACACTATCCTCAATCGGTGCCACTACCGCTCAAATAAAACAATTATACAAAACTACGAAATATGGTTATGGGAAATTTCAATTACCACACGACGCAAATTTTATAAAAATAAAAAAATCAAATTTTTATAAAAAAGACAGAGAATTAGACAATATACATAGTACAGGTACATTAACGGGTGTTGCGATTGATGATGAGGGTAATTTATTATTTTCTGGACAAGTTTATGATATGAGTCTTTCGTTAATGTTAAAAATTGATGTTAATGGAAAAATATTAGTAAAAGAATTAGTTAAGAAAAAAAGAGCTGTTTCCTTATTTAAAAATATTAAAAATATGTATTACATAGAACATAATGATATGATAGCCTCACCAAATTATCAGCAATATGAATACGGACAAAAGGAACTATTTGATACAATGAGTGATTATATTTTAAAGGATGTAACATCTTATTTAGAGAAAAAAATAAAAGCAATTCGTATAGAAGTAAGAAGATTAGAAGATATAGGCAAGTATAATGAGGCAGATGCATTAAGAGCAAAAATAATTAAAGATGACAAATCCGGCACAATTGATATTAATTATCAATTAACAAATGATGGGTGGTGGGAAAATTTACCATTACAATACATAAAAGACGAAATTGAATCAAAAGGTGCAGTTAGTAATAAAGGGCATAGTTCGTGGACATTTAATAGTAATAAAGATATTAAAAATGCAGCAGCTAAAGTATTAAAAAGTATTAAAAAGTATATAGATTATCAATTTGATTTTTAATAAACAAAATAAAAATACATTATCTAATAAAGTCCTTGACAAAAGGACTTTTTTTAGTTATATTATAGATATAAAAGAAAATCAAAAAGGAGTAACAAATGAAAAAATATATTTTTAGAATTTTGGTGGTAATTTATAATTTAATAACAGGTCCAATTACTTTTATTTTAACTATGTTAATAGGAATTATATATGGCCCATTCGAGTATATTATAAAAGGTCAATATGACCCATTAAGGTTAATAAATTTTCAAGAAACCAATAAGTTTTATCTTTATTTAGAAAAACAAACAAAGGAATAAAAGATGTTAGAAGTTCAAAAATATTTACAAACACATACATTAGAAGATTTAAAAGAACAATTTGATATTTCATTAAGATATGACGATGCAAAGGAATTAGTTCTTTTAAAGTATAGTCAAATAAATTCACCAAAATCACATCCAATTGTGCGTGAATGTAGAGGGCTGATTTTAGAGGTTGGTACTTGGAAATTGATAAGTATGGCATTTTATAGATTTTTTAATTACGGCGAAAACCAATCTTTTGACTCAAATGATAAAAAAATTGAACCAAATTTTGATTTTTCTAAAGCAAAGATTATGGAGAAAATGGACGGAAGTTTAATATCCATATTTACCTATAAAAATCAATGGCGTATTGCTACATCAGGTTCTATTGATAATAATACTTACCCAACAAATTCAGATAAAACTTTTTCAGAATTAGTTTTAGATGCTTTACCAATTATACATTCAGAAATAACTATAATGAATACGCCAATAGAATTATATGATAATATATTACAACAAAAATGTCAAAATTTTAATAAAGATTATATATATGTTTTTGAATTAACATCACCAAAAAACACAATTGTCACACCTTATTCAGAAACTAAATTGACATTATTAACTGCAAGAAATAAAAATAATAATTTTAATGAAGTTAGTTTAAATGAATTAAGACATTTAGAAAATGAAATTAAAATTTATGAACCTGAATTATATAATGCAGAGGACATTACTGAATTATATAAAATGCATGATAATATGAAATCTACTGATGAAGGTTTTGTAGCAGTGATTTATGAAAAAGGTAAACAATCATATACAAGAGTTAAAGTTAAAAATCCAAGATATGTTGAACTTCACCACTTATTAAATAATGTAAATAGTGAAGCAAGTATTTTATCTTTGATTATTCAGAATGAAACAGAAGAAGTTTTAAGTTATTTTCCACATTACAGAAATCAATTTGAGGAACTAACTAAAAAATATGAAAATTATAAACAAATAGTTTTACATTTAAGATTAAAATATTCAGTGGATTTAGTAACCATAGACAAAGATAAAATAAGAAAAGATTTTGCAATGAAAGTAAATACAGAACCAAATTTTATTAGAAATTATCTATTCCAAATTTTTAATGGCGCTATTAACACTTACGAGGAATATGAAGCAAATCAAATTGAACGAAGCGGATTAAAAAATTATAGTAAAAAATTATTAGAAAATTTTGAGGCTATTTATGAAAAATAAAACAATAGTAGATTATGTAGAAGCTGAAAATTCAATTTATAAAATTAATGTAGACATAGAAAATACAAAATTTGAAGGGTTTGAAATTGATGAAGTTGATGTTTATACATTAGACATAACCAAATTTATAAATGAAAAATCAAAAGGAGCAATAAATGGAAATTGGAACTAGACCAAATGATATAAAACCATACAGTATTTTATATCGAAATGTAAAACAAAATGAAATATGGCAAGTAATCTATAATTTTTCTAAGGAAAATGATGCCAAATTAAAAATAGATGCAGATTTTCATAAAAAATTATTTTATGAACTTTATAGTTATGAGACAAATTATAACAATAATATTAGTTTAAATAAAGATTTTATTATGTCAGTTAGTGAGGACATAGAATTAAAACTTACTTTAGTAGATATTGATAAGGTAAAATTTTATGTAAGATTAACAAATCTAAAAGGAGCATTTGATGTTTAATATTAAAGATTGGGAACTTGAAGAAACAAAAGGAGAAATTGTTTACTTATTAAAAAAACATTTTTCTTTTGAAAATAACCCAACATTACAAAATAGTAGATATTATATTACAGATATTAATTTATCAACAGACACCGATAAAAATGGTTATTTATATTACATAAATATTACTACACATTTACCTGGTATTTTAATTGGAAAACAGGGTAAAGATATAAATGCCTTAGAAAAATTAATCAAAAAGCATATTACTGTATTTAAAGGCAGCATAAAATTAAATATAATTGAAAATAAATTATGGTATTAACACAAAGGAGTAACAAATGAAATACAAATATGAAAATGCATCAGAATTTTTGATTTGGTTTTTAAAAAACGAAGAAGATTTAGTTGAGAAAATGAAAAAAACTGAACATAGTTTATCTGGTGAACCTAACCCACATCACATTGAGGGTTCAATTTTTACTCACACTTTAATGGTATACAACGAAGGCATTCACTTAAAAGTTAATAAATTAGTTCAAATTGCTTTATTACTTCACGATATTGGAAAGGTTAATACAATTAAACATGATAAAGAAACTAACAAAACAAGTTTCAATGGACACGAAGGTTATTCATATTATATGGCAATTGAGATTTTGAATAAGCTTGATTTATTCAATTCAGAGAAAGAACTAATACTTAATATGATTGTACATCACTCTTCCTTTTGGAATATCGGAAAAAAGACTAAAAAATATTGGACTTCTAAAGATTTACCATTATTAAAAAACCTGATGGATGTTGTATATTGTGATGCAAGAGGTAGAATTTTTTTAAATAGTAGAGCAGAAAATCCTATTAGTGATGACTTTAAAAATTTAATGGAAAATATCCAACCAACTAGAGACGATATTGTAGCACAATATATTCCTACTATTACTTTAATGATTGGTGTACCTAAATCAGGTAAGACTACATTTTTAAAAAATCAAAAATATTCAGATAATACTGTTATAATTAGTAGAGATGACATTTTAATGGAATTTGCACAAGATGGTTTGACTTACAATAAAGCTTGGAAGTGGGCTGAGGATAATGGAAAACATAAAGAAATTGACAAATCTTTCACCAAAAGACTAAGAGATGCATTTGAAAAAAATCTAAATATTGTTATTGATAATACAAATGTTAATAGAAAATCTAGGAATAGAATTTTGAGTTCAACACCAAGTCATTATAAAAGAAATGCTATTGTTTTTGCTACTGGATTGAATGAGATTTATAAAAGAAACGGAGATGATGCTAAAATTAGCAAAGATTTATTCTACGAAGTATTTCATAATATGATAACTAGGTTTAAAACACCTACTTATGGAGAGTTTGCAGACATAAAATATATTTTTGACTAAAATAATTAAAAAATAATTCAATTAAAAGTCCTTTTATAAGAAATAACTCTTGACAAAAGGACTTTTTTTGGTTATATTATAATCATATTAAAGAAAATTAAAAAGGAGTAACAAATGAATAACTGGAAATTTGATTTTAGTAAAACAAGAAACGTAAACTGGGACAAAGATTTTGATGTTGAGGGTTTAAAAGATGACTATAATTTAACATTAAATCAATTACAAGATAGATTTTTATGTGCGGGACCTTGGCCATTATCAGGTGAAATAGAAAAAGATTTATCTTTATATTTCACAAATCTAAAAGATTTTTTTGATAGACGATTTAAAGATTTAAAAATTAATTGGAATGAAATATGGCAATATAACGGACATTTTTCAAATACTATTTTTATTCCTATAATTTCATATAAAAATATTAAGTTTAATGAAGATGAACACGCAATAGTATTTCATTTAATGTACGAGGAAATACAGTTTTCACAATCAGATGAAAAAGAACTTGGATTAATGATTGAAATTACTGAAGCAGGTGATGCGTGTTTAGAAGTTATGTATTTTAATAAAGATGAAACTCATAATGTTGATGCATTGAAATCTGCACTAGAAAAATTAGAAAATTTATATGATTAAAAATAACTATTGACAAAATGACTTTAATTAGTTATATTATAAT